ATATAAACAATTTATCTGATATAAAAAAATATTTACGCAACTTTTTTGCGACTCATTTCTCTTTGGTGTTAAAGGTTATATCTTAATAATTGACTTTGTTTCAATTATAGTATAAATATAAGCAATTACGGTGACAAATAAAAATTAAATGGCAACTTTTTTGCAAAAGTTTAATCTGTTAATTATTTAGGCTGAATAAGAACATCGTCTCCCTTAGATGTAACTTTATAATTAGAAGGTAGTAACTTCTTTATATAGGCCATATAAAATTTAGCACGTCTTGCATCTCCGCTAAAATTCTTTCCTGCTGAATATTCAATGGCTGTTGTTGGGTTTTTATCGATAAAGTCTTTTAGAATCTGAACGATAGTAGACATTATACGAAGTGGTGCACCTTCACCGGTGATTAGTGGGTTACCATCATCACCGCCATCAAAAGCATCCGATGGTGCAAACTCAAATAGATAAAGTAATTTTCCTTTTTTACCATCAATAACCGAGTAGTAGAATTCAGCATCATACTCTATTCCATTGTCTGTGGTGAATTTATAGAAGTAAGAATGTCCTTCTCCTATTTTCATCTTACTCTTTGGAAGAGCTTCCCATTTATATGGTTTAGCAGATGCGTCACCAATTTCATTGATAGCGTAAACATTTTCTAATAGAAATTGTTCGTATGTGTGTATCTTCTTCATATATTTATATATCTGTTAAAAGTTGTACCCCCACACGGTAACGATCCGAGTTCCCCAAATTAAAAGTTTGGTGCATCACCTTAATGCTTTGAGGGCAAATAACAGGGTTTCTATTTTAAAGTTATCGTACCATCGCGAATGGACAACTCCCTGTATTTTGTAGAGGTTCCCTCACCGACAAGGTTCTTCCGCATTGGCATGTCGTTAAGTGAGCAGTGCTGTGCGTAGTTTTCCATGATGACTTGAACATCCTCATCAATTACTTGCTAGCATCCATAGCGCTTTCTTCTCCTCTTTGTAGTCTTACGCAGACTCGAACTGCGGACCCCTACATTATCAGTGTGATGCTCTACCAACTGAGCTAAGAGATCTGGTAAGTGGCTAATCCACGGTAGTCATGGAGAGACTTGAACTCTCATGTAACCAATTACTCTTTCTACAAGGTATAAGCTTGAGGAGATACATGACTGATTGTAGTGAACGCTGTAGGATTCGAACCTACGACCGTCGCCTTAGAAGGGCGATGCTCTATCCAGCTGAGCTAAGCGTCCGTTCGTTAAGTTTAATTTGATTTGTGAATTATAAAGAAAAGAAGCTACCCTTAAGCGCGAGACTCGTCAGTCTCCTTGTTAGAATTTGATACGCTGTTTCGGCCGGACCACGACAAGTTGCGTGGAGTTTACCTTTATCTCTTTCTTTTCTAATTGTACTCGGAGCGGGAGTTGAACCCGCACGAACATTACTGCTCAATGGATTTTAAGTCCATCGTGTCTACCAATTCCACCATCCGAGCATTTTATTACTTACAACCTATAATTCAAAGAACGTTCCATGGGCGAGGTTTCTTTAAACCTCTAAACCAAATTGGAATAGTTTTTTCTATAATCCACATTTTCAATTTGATTTTCAATTTGTTCATGTTACTTTATTTATATCAGGGTAGGTGCGTTTGTTTCACTCTTTCGCAAAAAAAAAGTGAGAATAAATCTCACTTTCTTTAATGTTGAATAATAGCTATATTATCTTATTTAAATCTTGGACCTTCAGGTTCGGATGGGAGACCCGGGTCTTTGGGGTCCCTTGGCTCTATTCCTTCACAGCTGTTGATGGTGGTGATCTCGCCTTCATTACCGATGAAAACGACGGTTGCAATTCTTTCACCCGTCGCTAGAGTAAAGTGGAAACCCTTTGGGAGCGGTGAATCACCTTTACTGTCCGAGAACATGTAGTCTCCAAGGACTGGAGCTTCTTTTTCGCCGGCCCAATAGTACGTGAACTTGGGTGCCGATTCACAAAATTCGAACCATTTTCCGAGTTGTCCACCACTGGATCCTATAGACTTAATTTCTACTGAACTGTAATTATGATCATACCTATAGAATTCACTCATCTTATGTGGCTGTGATTCATTTGGTTTATAGGGACTTTCATCGTTTAGCGTCGGATTAGTTGATAAACCACCTAAACTAACATTAGTGTTTACGAATCCCATTTCTTCTGTAATATTTGAAAGGCTAATTTGCCCACTTGTCTGTAATGCCATATTTAAATTATGATATTTTTAAAATTGTTATAGGGTATTTATCTGTTTTACTCTTAGATAATTACCATTTATTGATTATTATCTTACTATTTTTCAATAATACTTTGAATACCCGTAAACACTGTTCCAAAACCTAAGACTGTCCAGAATTCAGGGTCTCCGATGTAAGCAAAAGATGCAAACATCCATAAAAATCCCATTAATCTGAAATATTGGTTTGACAATACCCTTAAAGTGCTTTTTAAAATACTTAAAACTTTTTTCATATAAATTATTTAGAAATTATTAATTCTTCTTTCTTTGCCTTAATATGTTTACAAGGACCTCGAAAGAAATTACTTGCGGGACAATCACAACTCCAATCTTTACCATCAAATTGAACATTGTAATATGACTTACCGTTACTAGATAATACCTTGAAAGTTTTAGTTTGTTTCACTTGATTTGTGACTAACTTTTTAACAGGTTTGTTAATAACTGGCGCGTCTTTAGGTTCTACTAAGATTATTTGCTCTCGTGTAGTTCCAGGTTCAACGGGGTGCCATCCAGGGCACACATAAGTTCCACTTAAGGTTTTAACTATCGCAAAATCTTTAAACACTGGATGCCTTGGTATCTTATATGTTTTCATTATATAGAGTATGCTTTAATTCTATCCATTTGCTTTTTTATGTATGCACATGATTCCGAAAATGCATCTACTTCAGGATATTTAAATCCTAACCATAAAGTGTCAATGTTTGCAGGACCTGCACCTCCAATAATATTGTCGATCCATTCACAAAAAGAATAAAGCTCGCTAGCTTCATCGCTATATAGGCTTTCTTCGATGTAGGAATATCCTTCTATAAAGGATCCTGTTGTTTTTGCTCCGTTTAAAAGTAATGTTTTGTTTCTGCTTGAAAGTTCGTTGTACATGGTTTGTTTCTTTTATTAATTATTACTCTACTAATATAAGCAAAAAATCTGAGATAAAAAAACTTTTAGCTGTTTATTTTCAAAAAAATGAAATTCATTCACATGTGCCGTAATTTGATAAAAATATAAGAAGATCCTCTGCTCCTACTATTCCATCTCCATCAAAATCACCTTCGCATGCCTCTTCAGGCTGAATACAAGATGCATAGTTAGGGTGTTCGGTTAATAGAGGAAATACATATCCATCTCCATTTAAAACGAAAGCAGTGCCTATATCTGCACAGAAGATTATTGTATATCCACCAGCCGGAAGTCCAAAGTAATGGTTACCTCCATCACAATCTTGATATTGGAAGTTGGTCCATTTTTCAGCACCGACTGAAGTAAAGACGTGTTGATTGCATTGCGCTACTGTGTAAAATGGTAAAAGAAATAATAGGGAAATAAGTAATGATTTCATGTTATCTAAATATTGTTATATGTCCATGTCTTTGAAAGACTTCGACTGAGTTTAATTTTCTTGCATGGAACGTATAAGTGTAAACTCCGTCGACAGCGTAGTGATCGCCACCATTTACGCTAGCATCCCAATATGGATATGAATCATAATAATCGCCCAAGCCAGAATAGATCATCTCTCCCCAACGATTAAAGATTTTAAATTCTACATCGACCCAGCAGTCTAAATCATAGACCATTTTCCATATATCATTTATACCATCATTATTAGGGCTAAATGTATTAGGAATATAAACTGAAGTCCAATCTGGGCAAACTAAGCCAGGATCATCGACACACTCCAATCCAGTTTCACAATCAATAGTAATATACTCATAAATAGTATCGGTTAAAAATTCATATACAATAACCTCAACCGTGTCGACTGAGTTAACATAGAGAGTATCTGTTACATACTCGATTTCTGTGATGTATAGTGTGTCTGTGATATAAACCTCAACATCAACATAAAGAGTATCTATAGTTTCTATATAAAGAGTATCTGTTGTGTTGATATAAACAGTGTCACATGGCAAGGGATCGACTACTTCTTCGCAATCAACCCCATTGGGCATATAGAAAACAAAGTTGTTATTACCTGTAATAATTTCACCAGGCACGCTTGTTATAGTCATATAATTACCCTGACCTGCAGTCCATGTGCCTTCAACATTAATAGATCCATTTACTGTAATAGTATCTCCAGGCTGAATCCAAACTGCTAGATTAGAAACTCCATTAAAACAATTAAAGGTTAAACCTAAGAAATCGTTTAAGCAAAAGTTAGTAACTGCCTCTGTGCCGATATTTACAATAGTTGCAGAATACCAAAAGGTGGATAATATACCAGCTTCAAGTACTTCACATTCTTCATTGTTAATTACTAAGTCAATAATAATAGGATCTGGTCCTATAGAATATACACAAGTACCATCATCTTCAGTAGCCTCATCATTATAGTTTAGGGCAAATGGATCTGTACATCCCGGAAATATTAAAGGACATACAAGAAATGCATTGTCTAATAAATTAAAATCTGGATAATTTTGAGTTTGATTTGCTACATTTGGATTAACTGCCCAGCCTCCTTCTCCAACCGTAGAAGTTTGAGATAGATTGATTTGCCAAATGACTAACTCTACACACAATTCATTATTTGCTAAAATCTCTGCCCAGCAGTCGTCAGCTGGTGTAAAAAAATCATAGATGTTAGTATTCCATACATCTCCTGTTTCTAAAACCGAATTACCAAAAAAACTTTTACTTTTAAAGGTCCAGCCTGGGTGGTTATTAGCAGTTGTACATCCCCAATTATAGTCTAATCCGGGAGAATGTAATCCTAAAACAATATGACCTACAGTCTCATTATTTTGAATAGTGCCGCTTGAAGATCCTTCACAGGCAGATTCTATGTTAGTGAGGTCATTACAACCACAATTTTCTGAGTTAATAGCTTCTACTACTAGATCTCCAGTGGTAGAATTAAAGTCAGTAATAGCAAGATCACATTGAGCATGAGTCACGAAACCGTGAAGTACTAGCAATGCGATGAATATACGTTTCATCATGTTTAAAAATAAGTGTTTGAGGTTTCTTGTCCAAGAAATTAAATATCGGCGCTCCGACTGGACTTATTATATATCTGATATATATTACATGAAAACACCTATTATTAAATACAGTGACAGATTTTTAAACGCAATAAGTTGGTTTATGTCAATTGGAGGAATTACTCTTTGGCCCTTCATCGTTCTAAGAGAAAAGTATGATTCTTCCAAATGGTGGAAAGGAAGAGCGAAGAGGATTATTAACCACGAATCTATACATATAAAGCAGCAGGAAGAACTTCTAGTGATTCCCTTTTATGTTCTATATGTTACTGAATGGTTTATAAAATTGTTCTTCTATGGAACCGGAGCATATCGTAACATCTCATTTGAAAGAGAGGCGTATGCTAATGAAAATAATTATAAGTATTTAGAATCCAGAAAGAGATATAACTGGATTAAGCTTATATTTAGGCGTGAGGTATAAGATAGTCTAAAGTGGCCTTCCAATCTGGCCATTTCTCTGTTCCAAAATGGATATGTTCTCCTGTAAATTTACCAGCTCCGTTTGCAGTTCTATCATCGATTAAAAAATCTCCAACATTTAAATGTTTGTTGTGAGAAAGGATTAATCTCTTATATGCATTTTTTCCTAGATGTTTTTCAACCCATAATCTTTTGTGCATTAAAGCTTCAGGATTATCCCATGGTGCAGTTGATAAAATATACACATCGAATAAAGAACAAAGAATGTTAAAAGCTTCAATCGCACCTTCCATAGGAGGAGGATCGAGGAAAAGAGCAGGTAATTTATCAATATCGTTTCCTAGAGATTTTACAACTTCTTCAGGATATTCTCTGAGTTTTGCATGTAAATCTACTAAGACGCCATCCATATCCACATAAACTATCTTCTTACTTTTCTTAGAAGAAGAACATAGAACAGAAAATAGAGTATCTATAGCTTTCTCAGTTGTGCTTTGAGGAGCTGATTCTAATTTTTCTACTGATGTTTCTTGATGATTCATTATTTATTTAATTAATTACTTATCTAATATAAGCAAAATTTCTGAGATAAAAAAACTTTTTACTGTTTATTTTCAATATCTTTTCTTTTTTTGCTTGCTAGCGATTTTTCAACGTCTTTCATTTTAGGCAATTTACCCTTCCTAGGAAGATCTTCATAAAGATCTTCGTCCCATTCGTCAATTTGATTACGCCAATTCATGTTTTTTAATCTTATGTTTGCTTTTATACATTTCAATAAAACCTGCACCCATTCCTAATTCTACGATTTCATATTCATTCGGAATCAGTGGCTTTCTTGCTTTCGCATTTATTATCCTGTCCGGTGTTGCTTCGTTTTCGAACACTGTCATGTATAATTTCTTTGCCGTCCTGCTCTTCCTGTAAACTACTACTATCATCTTTTTCTACGTTAGGTTTAAATTCGTCCCAATAACAGAACACAAACTCTGGGTCATTCTTCTTTCCTTCCTGCATGCTGTGCTTCCTTTCATATTTATTTTTCTACAGCTTCAACGATTAAAGCTTTACCTCTACGAATTCTATTTTTAATAGTTTGTAGTGGAAGTTCATATTTAGTTGCTAGTTGGTCATATTTCATATGATTTACCATCCTGTCTACTAGAATATCTCTATACATTTCTTTTAGATTTTGCATAGCTTCTAGTGTTTTAATGTATTTGTCTTGAAGAGCATCGTCTTCTTCTAAATAATCTTGTTCAGTTTTATCTTCATAATCTAGAACTAAATCCTTTAGAGTATTTGAAACCGATCCACCTCCACTAACTTCTACGCCATATTCAGATAATTTGCTCAGAGATGTAGTTTGATTTCTTTTCTTAATATAACCTAAAGAATCGTTAAACGCGATTCGATATAGCCATGTAGTGATTCCATAGCTTGGGTTATACTGTTCAATTTTGGTCCACATCTTAGTCAAAGTATTGACGGCAATATCTTCGGCCATTTCGCGATCTTTAACTATCTTATACACATAAGAAGTTAGACCTGGCTTTATCTTATTATAAAGAACTGCAAAGTCTTGATCTGATCCTGTTTCTAAAAAGTTTTGAGTGAGTTGCTTGTAGCTTGCCATAGGTTATATTTTTTTGATTAATTAATTATTACTATACTAATATAAGCAAAATTTCTGAGATAAAAAAACTTTTTACTGTTTATTTTCACTTTTTTTCAAATTAGTTTCCTCGAACAGCCCGATCAGTGATTCTATATTGACTGGTTTGTATGACCATTGATCACATGACACGTTAATTATTTTTTTAGAAGGATCTGTTTTAATTTTCTTAGATGGATGACCAGTTAGTAGATATTTACCAGGCCAAATAGAAAGAGGCCAATATGACATACATGCGTTCATTTCTGTTAAAAAATCTATAGGTCCTATCTCTTCCATCTTCTTATCTGCATTAGGAAGCATGGATACGTCAACTGTCGCTTTGTCGAATTCTCCTTCTATAAAATATATATGTCCATTTAATACATTAATACAGTTCTCTACGGTAGTCGGATCCCATCCAAAATTACCTAAAACGTATACTATGTCATTGGATGAAACTGTAAGGTTCCAGTTTTCTATTAATGTTTCATTCATTTCTTCTAGCGAAGAAAAGGGCCTATCATACTTCTTGATAGCCCCAGGTCTCCCAAACTGTTGGTTTGATGTTACAAATATTTGCATATATGGTTTTGTTATACTAATGTAAACTTTACGTTAAAATTATCCCAAAGGTTGTTTAAAAAATAATGTTCTGTGATTGAAGAAGATCCTCCTTTAATTCTTTTATCATCGGTTGAATCTAAAAATACACACATTACAAAATCATACGCTGTTGAGTATATCATCGATTGGCCGATAGCTTCTCTTAAATCTGAGCCTCTATCTCCTTTGATAAATTCTATAGCAACCTTAATTCCAGCACTCTCTACTGTGAGCGTAGGTTTGTTAGTAGTTCCCATGAAGTGCATATTTCTTGCACCTGATGTTTTACCACTATCAAACTTAATCATTGTTTTAGCTTTTTCCTTTGCAAGACCTCCACTAAAACCTTTCTTTTCTTCGACCCATCCACTTACCTTTTCCAAAAGGCTAGGATAGGCTAATTGTTTAATCTTTTCAACAGATAGGGTCGTATCTTTGACTGTAATTCCTTCTTGAATTACGTCTAAGAGTTCTAATCTGTTTTTAGATTTACTTGCTAACTTCATCCGGGGTTACTGTTTCTACGTTATTCTCTTCTATTTCTTTTTCAATTTCAGATAAAGAAACATGAAGAGCTTGTATTTCTTTATTTGCTTGTTGCATAGTTTTCATAGCTTCACTGATGTTAAAACCAACCTGCGTAAGAAGTGTTGTAAATGCTTTTGCCTGAGATACTCCAGTTCCTTCGAGTGTTGTTAACGCACTATATAATGTATTAAGCGGAACTGTTTTTAAAGATACTACTGCGTCGTCGACACTTTCTTTTGAAATTCTAGTTTTTTCAGCTTTTAGAGCTTCGTGAAGATTAATCAAAAGAGCAGCATTCTTAACTGTCCATTTGTAATTTTTATCTAGATGAGATAATGTTTTGTTAATATTAGCGTTACTTACGAAATCAACATCATAGGTTTTATTAGTCATGTCCTTTGAAGTCGCATCAATTTCTTTGATAAGTTCGTCTCTCTTTGTTTCTAGTTGTGATAAGTTCATCTTTAAATCTGCCATCTTATTATTATTTATTGTTGTTTTAAAAGTTGTGGTTAGTTATTCTACAATCATAATTGAAAAAGTTTCTAAATTGATCTTCATCGGCTTGAATTCTTCTTTCAAAATTGTCATCTGGGTCGTTTCGTTCTATTATTCTTGACCTTCTTACGTCAATTGGTATATCTATATAGGTTACAAAGCATCTACCTCGATATTCTTCATTTAACAGATCAACTGCTTCCGCGTTTAAAATCATTACGTCACATCTTTCGAACTCTTCCTTTGTGATTCCGTAATACCATCCGTTAAATTTTTGATACTCAACGAATTCATCGTTATCGATCATGTTTTTAAAGCTATCTTCGTTTACAAAATAGTAATCTACTCCTTCTTGTTCGTTTGCCTTCTTACGAGGAGGACGAGTAGTATAAGAGACTCCAAAGACGAAACCTCTATTTTCATATCTAGTTCTTAAATAATCTTTTCCGGCAGCTGCCTTTCCTACTAATACTATTTTACCTTTTTTATGCATTAATTTTTTCTTGCTTTGGTGATGTTACTAAATTTACCCAATCTTGTAATTTCCAAGTTGGCGTCCAACCTAATTTTTCTTCAGTGTCTGATGGAAAGTCTTCACTTGTAAATCTTTCACCTCTTCTTTCAGGAATCATTACCCAATCACCGTACATTTCTGCTAATTCTATCATTGTAGTATTAACTCCGCTTCTTAAGTACCATTCATGATTGTCTTTTCTCTGTGCTGCTAATCCAAGCGCTGTAACTACGTCTTCAACATGTGTGAAGTCTCTACTTTGATTTCCAGGAGAAACCACTGAACATTTTTCACCTGCTTTAAATTGTCTTTCAAAAATACCGACAACTGTTGCATAATCACCTGATGTAATTTGACCAGGTCCATATACATTAAAGAAATAACAGATCTCATATTGAAGATCATACCATGTATTATAGTTTTTAATTAGTTCTACCATCTTAGATTTCATCCAAGCATAAGGAGAAAGATTTTCATCTTCACCATTGTTACCAAACTTAGAAGAAGATGCAGAATAAATTAATTTTGAATTCCATGTTCTACATAGTTCTAATATAACAGGTGTTCCGGATAGAATAGATCTATGAACAAAATCAATATCTTCAAACGATTGAACAATTCTACTGTATTCTCCAAAGTGAAATACTGTATCGAAATATTCTTCTTCTGTTAATTTTTCAAAAATAGTATCTGCTTCCCATGTATGTCCTCTATAATAAGTTACATCAGGAACATGATTTTCTTCTTTTCCTGTGAAGTAATTATCTAATGAAGTTATTTTAATTTTTGGATAGGTTTCCTGTAGGTGTTTAATGAGGTTGCTTCCGACAAATCCTGCACCACCTGTGACTAATACGTTTTTCATATAATATTATACTGATTTATTTGTTTTTGTTTATTTTACTCTTACACATATCATATTCTTCTCCATTTATTAGAAAACCTCTAAGAGTAATATCACCTTGCTTGGCAAATCTAATTGATGCAATATAGGATATAGGATTTTTGATGTTTGTAAATTCAACAACATAATTATCGTAAATCACGGTTACTATAGATCCTCCGTCCTGTAAGGAAAGTGGATTAGTTCTCATTTCCTTTGTAGGCTTATATGTTTTCATATTGTGTAGGTAATGTTTGATGTTTTTTAAGATCTTTTTTAATATCCCTTTTGACTCTATCTAAATATTTCTTTCTTTTTGCGTCGCTTACGAATGGAACTGACCAAAATTGTTTTGTCTTTAACCATCTTGAAATGTTCCATCCAAATACAAATGTAAATACTCCCATCACTAAGCGTAGTTTAACTGAGTTTAAATAAAGCGTTTTTACCGGTAATGAAGGCGCTCCATGGGTTATATATGTCCTTACCTTTTTGTCACTTAAGAATGATTTTGGATATGCATATGCTCCGAACAAAGGAACAAACTTATATGCAAAGCCTGGAGTAAATACTTCATCAAAAAAGATTTCTGTTCTCGGTGTTAATCTAAACCACCAAACTGGAGATATGAAATAAATTCTATCTGCCCATGTTACCGCATCTTGATATTCTTTAATAAGATCAGTTCTTGGCCTAGAGAAATCATCTCTATATAAATCTATTACCTGTATTTCATTTAGGTAATCGCTATCTAATAAAGATTCTTGGATTGTTTTAAAAATTCCGTTATAGCAAAACGATTTTTTATCAGGATGTCCGATGACTATTAAATTTTGCATTCTTTCTAATTTTTTCATAAATATCGGGTTATATTTCTAACTATAAGGCTAATTTAATTCCTACATTAAGGTAATTCAAATTTCTGTTAATTTGTAATATTCTACTAGTGAGCCAAACGGATTTGTATAATTTAACATCTCCTCCATATTGTGCGAGCATTAAGCCACTGTCATTATTTAGTTTATATAATGGCCCAGCATGAAGTTTAATTTTTTTAATAGGTTGGTATTGATAACTAAAAAATGTATATGCTGCATTTTGATGTCCTTCACCCATAAGATGAACTCCAAGTGACATGTTATTCCAATCGGTTGAGAAAGCCATGCCTGATGCGTGGAAACAACTAACCCACGCCACAGTAAACTCAACGTCTTTATTTGTTTCAAAATTAGTTATCTTATGGTACGGTGAACAATCCTGTGCCCATACATTTATAGTAAATAAAACTGCTATTATAATTTTCATACCCGGCTTTTCCTTTGGAGTGGGCTTGGTAATCCACTATAATGGTCCCAGTCCTTTAGGTCGTCTCTGCTTGTAGGAACATTGTCCCATTTCTTATCATACCAAAAAGTTCTTCCATTCGAATCTTTTCTTTTTGACATAGTAGGGTTTCCATAGCATAGCATGAATTTTTCTTGAATAGCGTCTGTTCCAAATGGATTATCCCAATCTCTAATACTTCCTCCTCCTTTTGCGTATGCTAACATCGGAATGTCTTTACATAGTTCTAATATTTTAGGATATTTTGCTAATTGCATTCCAGCCGGAAGGAAAGGATCTACATCTCCTGCCCTATAAATAATCTCTGCTCTTAAGTAATTACCTATTCCATTAAAATATTTTTGGTTCATCAGGACTTCATAGAGTGGTTTCTTGAAGGCGCGTGACGTTAGATTAGTCATTATATCTTTCCAAAAAGAATTAAAGGAGGTCGTTGGATCTTCACCTCGTGATGAATTCCACCACAACCCTTGTTTCCACTTACCAAATCTACGTACATCTACGAAAGAGAGTGTAGTTCCATCCTTTCTATTAAATTTTAGGTGAGAATGCTTAGGCTCTTGACCTGAATTAGTAAGTTTAAAATAACCGCTCATTCCCATTGTCATTCTAATAGGAATAATCTGATCTGAATTATTATCTAGAATTGCGAGAACCATTTCCTTTCCCTTAGATTCTGCCTTGAGTTTAAAGGATTTAAATGGGATATTTAAATCTTCGCACTTATGTTCAGGGTTTTTTGTTACACTAACATATTCAGCTCCTTCCGAGGCTGCATTGACGTAATCTGATGTAAATTTTAATTCTGCTAATTCTGGCATATTATTTATATATGAGTTTTATAAAAAGTTTATTCGAAAAATCCTTTAATGAATGAATATATGAAATAACATAAATATATTGGCCATATCAATGTTAAGATAACGGATTCGAATATAGTCCATTTCTTTAAACCGAAGTCTTCGTCCTTTTCTTTAGAATGATCCCATGAGAGATGCATAATAAAAGAATAAATAACGCCAATCATTAAATAAGTTATCATATTAAAACGGTAATGGATCTTCTTCTATTGATTTAATCATTTGCTCCGTTCTAATTTTTTGAATATCTACTTTCTTTGTATTAAAGGAAGCGAAGGGAGTTTGATGTAATTGAGTTACGTCCCATGATTGGCCGTATTTAGCTTCTTGATTTTCAGCGATAAGTTCACCCTTTGAAAGAGCATGTTTATCGTTATCTGCATCAATGTATACTTCAAATGTTACAGTATATCTCATTAGTTTACCATTTTTAAAAGGTTAGAAATAAGTAGAGTCATATAAAGTCCGAACGCAGTAATTAGGACGATGTCTACGCTATCAATCTGCTTAAGTGTTTGTTTTAGTTTACGCATTCTTACTAAGGGTTTTTCTATAGTTAACTACAGCCTTTGCAAGCCTGTTTAAGCGTTCGTTTGGATCTTCAATCATAATCCTTTCAGTTGAAGGCCATAGACTTCCATTCCATTCATGCATTGATTTCTTAGTAGGATTTAATTGATAAATCGTCCTATTAGACCATCCATATCCTTTATAATTTTCATAGTTACGAGTATATGCTCTACGAATATATCCACTTTCATAAGAAAGGTAGTCAGTGCTCGTGATAGGGTCATGATAGCATACAGTTCCATTGTCGGCTTGCGTCTGTGAAGTTACTTCAACGCATTTGAGTGTTTGTAGTTTATTCATTTTTATTTTTTTAGTGGAAAAGAGACATTGCAGATCGAAGACCTTCTTCGGTAGCTTTATGAAAAGAATCAATACGAGGATTCAAAGAATCTGAATCTTTGTATTCTTTAAGAGCGGCTTTAATTGCACCGCGTTTAGTTTTGGCCCACACCGTGTTCCAACCGCCACCTTCAAAGGTGAACATATACTGTTTGTTTTTTAATTCTGTCATAATGGTTTCTTTTATTAATTATTACTCTACTAATATAAGCAAAAAAACTGAGATAAAAAAACTTTTAGCTGTTTATTTTTTATTTTTTTTTCTTCTTTTTTTAAACTTAGCCCATTGTCTAGCAGCTTCCTTCTCCTCTTCGTATTTTTCAAGAACATCTAAAAATCCGCTATACGTATAATCTTCTGATCTAAAAGCATCTCTAATTCTTGACTGCTCGTCTTCACACCCTTTCATCCATCCCATTACGAATGCGAATACTCCTAAGAAAATTGTTAAAAATAATCCTTCTACTCCCATTATTTCAATTTTTGTAAAAGTTTTTCAACATCTTTCTTAGAAGTCCATCCGGCAACTTGATCTTCAGTATCTAAAAACTTATTGGTGACAAAACCGCCATCCTCAGAATTATTAAATATAGCTACTTCAAATGAAGAGTATTGTGTAGAGTCTAAGCCATCTTCTCGAGGAGTACTGTAAACAAACTTACCAGCTTGAATACTCACCGTAACTTCTTTGAATTTTGCGGTAGCTCCTACTCCACCGTGATTTTGTTTCTTAAATGTTAAATCTTTGAATTTCATATCTTTTATTTTAAAAATTACCGTTAGCTACTTGAAAGCAAGTGATACCATTATCTCTCCACATCTGAACTACTTTATCTCTATCATCAAAGACACAGATAATATCGTCAGTGTTTGGGAAAAGATCGTCTAACCACTTCTTCTTTAACAAATCATCTTTCATCCATTTTAAACCACCATCAGTTGGTCTCATCTTTAAGACGTCACATGGAATATCTAAACTGTTTAACCAATCTCTCGTTGCATCTTTAGTAGCTTTAGATCTTCCACTAAAAATCACAATCCTATGACCAGCTTTTTTCAAAGTCTGTGCCATTAAAATTACAGGCCAGTTTGGTTTATCTAATTGAATGTTTGCTGGATCGAAGAAAGTGTCCCAATCCATTTTACCATTATCTTTTGTGGAAATAGCTCGTCTATCATCAATGAGGGCGAGAGTTCCATCTAAATCGAAAATTACTGTTTTCATACCGTTTATTTTAAAGGTCAAAGTTTTCTTGAATTTCTTTGACTAAAGTTTTAAGTTCTTCTTTATTAAGGGTGATATGAGTGAAGAAGTCTCCTTGCGCTCTCATTGTTAATTGAAGTTTCATACCCTCTTTACCGCCACTGAATCTTGTCAATGACATTTCAGTGTTTTCCATTTCGTTAGTCTTTTGACTGTGAAATTGACCTTTTAATGATTTTAATTCTGTTGACATAACTTTTAGTTTTTTGTTAGTGTTTAATTACAGTACTAATATAAGCAAAAAAACTGAGATAAAAAAATATTTAGGCAATTATTTTCAAATTATTTTAATCCCACCATCCTCGGATGTTGTGGGATATAAATTCCCATACTAATTTCTCAGCACGTTTCTGTTTATCTTGTGATTGTTTAAATAGTTTATCAAACGTCTCTTTAACTTCATCTTTATTTTCCCACTTCTCATATTCATAAGTAAGATAGTAAGGCCTATCTCCTCGTCCTGTATCTTCAATTTCTTCAAACACCCATTCTAATACATTGTTACCGTATATTGATTTCATCTGCTCATGGTATTCTGATCCATATTCTTCATCATAAACTTTATCAAGAAGTTCAATAGCAGTTTTAATTTTCTTAGCTCTACTATTGGCGTTTACTGTCACTGTATTTGGAGAAGACATAAATTTTTCAGTACGTATTAATTGATGTTTAAATAACTCAATTGCGTATTGATAATCAAAATCAAATCCTCTCCAAATGATAGGTAGGAAATCTAAGACTCTCTTAACTTGTCTGTATTTTCTTTTAAACCAGTACACCATATTTTTTAGTATATTCCTTTAGCGTAATACCTTCTTTATCCTTTTCAGAAACTAAAATGTCTGATATACTGAACTGTGTAAGTATAGACTTATCTATAGTCAGATCTATATCTGTGTCGGTCCATAGGAGACACTCCTCTGCACTCTTATCATATTCTTTAGTACACTTATATGTAAATATAGTATCATCCTCAAGAGCAAGAAACGCATGACCGAAACCAGCTGGAATCCAGAATTGATTTCCTATATGCGCACTTAATAATACATAAACCCACTCTCCGTAGGTTTCAGAACCCTGTCTAAGATCTACTGCGAAATCAACAACAGCTCCTTTAGAAACTCTTACTAATTTTCCTTGAGCACTATCTCCGGTTTGTAAATGTATTCCTCTAAATACTCCTTTCTTAGAAACAGATTGATTGTCTTGTAGAAATTCTTCTGTAATTCCAAGTTCTTTAAGTTTTGAAGATTTGAATGTTTCTATAAACTCTCCTCTTTCATCTTCAAATTTTCCAGGTCTTAATTCTAATAATCCTGGAATGCTAAGTTTTCTTGCTTTCATATTTTATCTTTTTCCCCCGTTATAAGGTTTTGCTAAACCTTCGTTTAATAATACTTGATTTATACTAATTGATATAGGTCTAGTTTCACCTTCATGGACATGAACTTCGTGATAACCATTATACAACTCTCCTAGTGCTCTACCATATTTGTCTACTTCCTTTGAAACTATTACAAATTCATTGTTTCCTTGTTCTAGCAATTCTATTAATCTTTCTTTAGATTTAATGCCTGCTCTTTTTTCTACTAGATCTCTAGTTCTAGTTTCAGGAGTATCAATTCCATGTAGTCTAACGTTTACCTTTTTCCAAATATCAAATCCTAAATCTACATGTGCCCATACAGTATCTCCGTCTACTACTCTAATTAGTTTTGCGTTAAATGTATAGTTAGGCGTTATCATGTGTCGAAGTTGTAAACCAATAAGGATCTGTTCCTCTCTGGGGTTGATATGGTAAATAAGTCGAAGGATGTGAATCCTCTGGTGTAAGAAGAACGACAGCTTCCGCTGCTGTTATCTTATTTTCATCTAGAAGTTTTTGAACTATTAGTGCTTTTGTCATTTGTTTTTGTTTTTGTTTTTTTGTTTGCAGGTATTACTATCCAAAATATAATGTATATTAATATTGCTGGAATTACAGGCGTAAAGAATGCTAATACGAATAAAAGTCTAAATATTAGTGGATCAATTCCAAAATAATATCCAAGACCATCACATATTCCTGCAACCATTCCTCGACTACCTCTATGTACTTTTCTCATTTTAAATTGTTTTATATAATAGTTATACCCCCTAAAAGCACAATGTTTCATGTGCTTCATAGTGGCGGCCTGGACGAGACTCGAACTCGCGACCTCATGCGTGACAGGCATGCATTCTAACCAACTGAACTACCAGGCCAATTTGCGGAGAAGAAGGGATTCGAACCCCTGGAACCGTTAAGTTCGCTGGTTTTCAAGACCAGTGCATTCGACCACTCTGCCACTTCTCCTGTTCTCTAACAACTATGAGTTAATGTTTATTTATTTAAATTAATTAGGAATGTTTTCCTTTTCTTTGGATTTTTGAAGATTAAAACTATCAATAATTTTATCTAATCTTAAATCCATTTCTTCTATTTCTTTCTCAAATTGAGAAATTGCTCTATCTACTCTAGAATCTAATCTCCTATCTAGATCATCTACGCAATTATCTAAATAGTGTTCGACTGAATCTATTCTACCTTGAATATCGCTTTCGATGTGATTAATCAACGAATCTAATTCACTGATTTTTTTAGTTGACCTGAACAATGACACTACTCCTAAAATAATTAGAGTTAGCACCACACCCAGACCGAATGTAATAATAGTTGTTTCCATATACTTATGTTTATTTTTAAGTATAGTTGCCAAAGAACTATTTATTATACTAAATAATAGGGGGTTGTTTCAATTAATATGCAGATTGCCTGATCTTGATTCCTGAAGCCACTAATGTATCTTCTAAATCTTGAATCGCTTCTATGATATCTGCATTGCTTCCGGATTTTGGAGTCATTGCTTCTACCTTTTTAGTATTTCCAGTAACTACTTCTTTAAATTTATCAATTGCTCCAGAAACTGCATCTCCAAATCCACCAGTAGATTTACCTTGCTTAGCAACTGCTCTATCTAGATCTGCGACAGCTTCTGATAATTGTGCCACTGCATTTAATAATTGATCTGCAAGAACTTTCATTGCGTTTTCACCGTTATTCTTAGCAAGATCTGCAAGTGCATTAAACATTTTTGTAGTTGCTTCAACTTTAGTTACGTCTAATGAATTATTAGCTTTAACATATTTTCCATAAGATTTTGAAAACGTAGAAAATGCTGTAACGGCAGTTACACCGGTATTAGATCCCATTCTTTCTACGAATTTTCCAAGTGGAGCTATTCCTTCAATAAATGCACCACTTCCTCTGGCTATCAGCTGATATGCCTTTGATACCTTTGTTATAGCATCCGCTGTAACTACTAGATCTTTAGAATTTCTAACTAGATATTTTAATAGTTGAGATGGTTTCATTTCTACATTTCCACCAAACAGTTTAGTTAAACCATCAAAGGCAGCTGAGGCTACTCCTCCGATAGAAGCTAAGACTCCTCCTGCCGCTGAACCGGCTAACGCAGCTCCAAGTGCTAACCATGCAAGAGCTATTTTACCTATACCCAATGCGAGTCCTCCCATGTTTTCTATTCCTATGTCATCTTTAAATCTTTTCAAGAGATCTACCATTGCATTAAATGGCATAAATAAAACTTCAGTTATTGTTTTAGCTGATTCTTTAAGACCGTCAATTTTACCAATTTGCGTAAATATCCATGCAACAGCGTATAATACAGCTGCACCAACTAATACAGTAAGAGCACCTAATAATATTCCAACGGGGGTTACTACTGTCGCAATTGCACCAAGGGCTAAAATTACACCACCTAATATAAATAAAGATATTCCTACACCTATTGACCACATTATCGGAGGTGCTTCTCCGTATTTAACATCTCCTGCAAGACTAAATGCAAAAGCAACTAATAATATAGTTAATGCTGCAAGAGCAACGACTAACATTGCTTTAGCTGCTGCTTTAAAATCCATATTCTTAGAAAGTTTTCCTATTCCTATCATTGCGATACCGAATATCATAATGGCTGCGGCTGATTTTAAAGCCCACATTAAATCAGGTGCTTGATCAGCAGTAACACCTGGCATCATTTGAAATACATATGCGGTTCCAACAATAGCTAGTGCGACAACAGGCATTACCAATGCTGCCAGTAATACGTCTTTATATCCTAACTTTCCTCTTTTCGAGCTTCCACCAAGTCCAAGCATTCCCATACCCTTTCCTTTAGATTTACCAGCAAGAGCACTAAATACTTTAGCCATTACGAATCCATATATGAATATCGCTAAACCTGTTATTAAAACAAATTTTAAGAATCCGTCTTCTATTTTAGGAAGGCTAGGCATTAATTTAAATGCATAAACAGCAGCAGCCATTGATAGTACTATAATTGGTAATATTACCATTGCTGCTATTAAATCATTTTTTGATAATGATCCTGGTTTTTCTGAACTAGATCCCATCCCAGGTATAAGCCCGGATTTTGAAGATTTTTGCTTACCTTTCATCATTTTCATTGTCATCCCTATTACAAGACCTCCTATTAATAATAATCCTCCTAGAGTAAACAATAATTTTAATACACCTACCATGTCGATTTTCCTAGCAGCCTGTGCAGCCGATACGATCATAGGTGCTGCATACTTAAACGCAAGTGCAGTAAGCGCTAATACACCGAGAACGACAACAGCTTGTAAACCAAATATAAATATTCCTTTTATATTCATTTTTTGATTTCTCTTTCTGGAATTATCCTGTTTAAGTAAAGAATTTTGCCCGCTAGCAGATTTATTAATTTTACCTTCTTTTGCAAAATTAATAATTGCTGTCATAATTCCTATTATCGCAATTAAAGGTGCAAGTGCCATTGAAATACTTACTAATCTTGCAATTTCTTCTTCAGATATTCCGACCTTACCAACTAATCTTGCAGCGAATGCAACAGGAACAAGTGCTAGTCCTAGCATAGCAACCGCCATACCGGCTTTGGCAATCGTACCTACTTTTATCTTTTCAATAGCTGGAAGTGCAAATCTCATTGCAACTAAAGCTATAGCCAATGGTATCATAGCCGCTGAAATAATAACGAAGTTAAATGCATCATCCATTTTAACACTTGGCATCAAGTTCATAGCGAAAGCTAATGCTATCATCTGAACTGACATTAGCGTCATAGCTCTCATGATGTCGTCGGTATTATTCTTATTAAGCATGAAATTCATAATACCCGAGAATTCCCATGCTTTAATCAATTGAACAAAGGTTTGACCCATTATATAAATAACAGCTCCTATCGCTAATGCTGCTATTAATCTATCACCGGAAACTGGCATCATTGCATTTAGTGCAAGGGACATCGAGACCATCATGATCATTGACATTCCCATTGTCATTACTAATTTTTTCATAACCTTAATGCTGCCAAAAACACCTCTACCCATTTCTGGATCTTCCATTATCATTCCCAGTATTTTACCTATAGTACCCACTGCGACAAACATTGCAACACCAGACATTATATCACTAGGAGAAACTTTACCCGCTGCTTGAAATGCCATCGCAAGACCGAACATTCCTATTCCTGTAAGTGCTATAAACCCTCCTAATCCTAGAAGCTTGCTTACGCCTCCTCCTCCTCCGAATTTAGCCGTTTCAGCCGCACTCTTTTTAGAGATAATTTCCTTTATTTCCTTAAGTATTTTATTATTTTCAGTAAGACTTGCGGCAATACCCTGTGTAACAGAAAAACTCGAAACCATGACACTCTCTATTCTAAATAAAGTATCTTTGGTTTGATTCTGTATAGCTTCTATTTTCTGCAGAAGCGAGTTGGAACTCATTGCGAATCCCATTAGCGCCTTTTCGGAATTGGTGTTTGCCATTTAAGTATTGCGAACTTTTATTTTAGTTTAGACGCTTCTTTCTTTGCATCTCTTAATGCCCTTCTTAAAACGTCAGGATCTACATCTTGGAGTTCTTTTTCAAGTTCCTTATGTGTCTTTTTATCCTTTTCAAAATCTTTAATAATTTCATCATGATTGTTTAGTTCACCTCGAAGATCCTCTATTCTTGCTTCGATATGATCTACTTCGGACTGTGCTTCTGCAGCGTCATGATCTAATCCTTGTCTTGTATATTTCTTAGATTTAGCTTGTGCTTTAGAAAGCATCTTCTTAAGATCTTTAAGATCTGCATTAGATATTTTTCTAGATCTATATGCTTTCATGATATCAGGTCCAAACGCTATACCTATTCCTGCTATAGCAAATGTTAAGGTGATAGGATCTATAATTTCAGTAATTAAAGATTCGTTTACGAAATTATTATATGATTTTACTTTTTTCATCGCAATATATGTTATTTTCTTTTAGTATATATCTAAATAAAAGGAGGCCCAATTCAAGGGCCTCCTTTTTCTATTACATCTTAGGCATGTTGAAACTTGGCATTTTGAAAGAAGGCATTTTCATGCTTCCCATCATGTCGTTAGTTTGCTCATTTTGCCCTTTGTTCGCATCGTTTTCAGCTTTAATCATTTCAATTAACTCCTTAACAATATAATGGAATTCATAGTATTCCATGTTTTCAAGTTCAGAAGGTTGTATCGAAAGATGTTTATAAAGATAGAACTTAGTTTTAAAGAAGTTCTCCAGCGATATCCTGAACAAGGAAAATAGATTTGATTCCGTCACGAAACCCAATCGGAACGAGGACCTCGTCATCCTCATGCGCTACCAACATCTCAGGTTGAATTCCGACTTTCATTTTTTCAGCAAGTTTATATACTAAAGCGTATTTTCTATTGTTCCATCCGTTTAATTCTACTTCAAAATTAAAGATTGATTTATCATCAAAGCCTCTCCAATCTGTATATAGATATGGAATTAATTGAATTAAAGACTGATCAGCCTGTAATCCATTTTCTTGCCTTTCTTTAATATATTTAGTAATCTTTTGCATTAGACCAATTGTAGGAGGTCTCATTTCAATGTTACCAAATGATTTTGTTTCGATTATAAACGTTCTTTTATCTTGATCGTAATATTTATCTAATTCTTCTGGAATAGTAAAGTATTGAAAATATTTTTTATCGATTGCGGCGTCGTGAGAAACACCTCTTTTATCTTGATACTTAACAGTTAATTGATTTTCAGGCTCAGGGAAAGTTAAATCTCTGATTGCTAAAATTAACCAAAACCTATCTTCTTCTAAAATATCTTTATATGAAAGTCTTTTTTTCTTAGAAGTTATTCTAAGACATGACTCTAATATAGCATTTAATTTTTCATCTACGTCTAAAATGTTAGTTTCATCCATAGTAGAAAAGTGTCTAATTTCTGCAACCTTTGCAGATCTAATAGAAATTTCAGTGTCGTTCGTATAGAACATTCCACCTGACGGTAGTGAATCTATTTTAACTGAATGATATCCTAAATGAAAATCAGCTTCTTTTGCTTCAGCTGGTTGAAATCTAGACATATCAACTTTACCTAAATTCTTAGGCTCTTCTGATTCTACCGAAGATTCATTCTCGTTAGCTTCAACAATAGCCTTGTATTGATCATCTAAGTTGATTTCTTCTTTTTTGTTTTTGTCTTTGCTCATGTTTTATTATTTAGATTTGAGTTGTTTGATTCTATTTCGATCCCAACTCTTTTGAAGATCGGTTTTATTATTTATTTCTTGTCGTATTAAATCTCTTATAAATGCAGAAACTGAAATTGGTCTCTCTCCGTTTTCAATCGCCTCGTTTAGTATAATCCTATTTATGATAAACACTTCTTCTTCTGAGAGTAATACCTGTAATTTCTTTGTTAGTTTACTGGACATATTATTATATCATTATATTATATTTTAGTTTCATAAAAATAGGACGGACTAATTAAAGACCGTCCTACTTTGATAAATTAAGCTAATACTTCTTTAAATGTATCACATCTCCATGATACATCCAATGCAGCAGCTTCTGGAGATTCATAACTTAAATCGTTAGTGAATGGAAGTCCAGAAGAAATCCAGCAATCTTCTAATGTTACAGTTCTGAAAATATCTCCAGCTCTGTTAAATTGAACGATTACTATTGTTCCAGTGTAGTCTTTCTTTAAGCCCATTTCTCCAGTTTGTGGATTGTAAGCTAAGTTATACCATTGTCTCATTGTTTTATATAAATAAGCTTGGTTAGCGTCGTTTAAGTTCAAAGAGAAATTGATAGCCACTGTAAGTGAAGTATCATCTGGCATACCAGCATAAGATCTTTTTGAGAACTTGTATTTCTGTTCGACGGTACCTGCATCTTTGTATAATTCCAACCCGCCAATAGTGTTAACGTGTTGTAGTAATAGTGGAGCATCAGAAACGCCAGCTGGAGGTAAAATAGTTACCTCGAATAAGTTTCCTTGTACTGGTTCGAATTGTCTACCCGCCTTACTAGTTTGATCTTGTGAATAGTGTGGTAAAGCCATAAGTCTTTATTGTTTTATTTTTTATTATATATCTTCTTAACTAAAGTTTCCGGTTGAAATTTCACCAGTATTTAAAATTGTTGTTCTGTGTACAACTATTTCTAAACCTTTAACTGGCTCAACAAATGTATCTATGATACCTATGTTGTTGTCAATCACCTCACCTGTGTTATTAGATTGGTCCATTACGTTTTTGAAATCATATACACCACCATCTTGTCTAACTGATTCCATTAATGAATCTGCTAAAGTTTTGATTTCTAATCTAGTTTGTGCATTATTAAATTCGAATACGTAATCTTTTAGAATATCTGCCATTGCATCTTGAATGTAAATTAACACTTCTCTAACGTGAGCTGAAGATAGTGATGATTTAATAGACTGTTGTGCAGTTTTGTTTCCTAAGATAGTTAAACCAACTCCTCTTTGGAATACAATTGGGTTATAACCAAATGGCTCTAAAATGTCTCTATCTGCTTTGTCAAAAGAATACTCAGCTCCTACAACATTAGTTCCAGCAACAACTCCTCTTCTTGGACCAGCAACGATTGACCATGGTAAAGCATCTGTATATTTATCAATGTAGTTATTAGATACATACGCAGCTGGTGGAACCATCACGTCTTTTCCATTTTCTCTTACAATAAGACCGGGTCCGTAGTAGAATGCATAATTTGCACCATCTGCGATACTTGGTAATGTGTATAGGGCTGTTGGATTTAAATCTAAGTTACCTCCATCTTTAATATATGAAGTTTTAAATGAGCCATAAGCGTCTTGAAATGAAGGATCCGTAGATGCTTTAAAATCTTTTACCATTGGTGCATTTAATATAGCTGCAGCATTTTGTCTTTCTTTTGCTAATTGAGATAGTTGTATTTTATCTCTTAGCTGTCCGTCAAAAGAACCAAATGTATCAACAATATATCTAAAGTCGATTGCATCTTTATCTACTAAACCAGTAGCTAATCCCGTTCCTAACTTGATAGCCTCTAGACATGTATGAATAGTTTCTGGTTGAATCAGTGCTCCTTCCAATACGAATGGAGTATATGATATTGCTGAATCTTCTAAAGATTTAACATATGCAGTAGGCTCGGTTGTAGGAGCTGCTTCTGATAATTTAATAGTTACTATTTTCTCGGTTGCAGTTTTAGAAACAGCTACTTGAGTAACTAGCGCCAGTCTATTGCCTGATCTAATGTAATTTCCTTTTTCGATTGATATGTTGGTAGTTAACATTGATCCACTGTATGTGAATTTTGCGTTAGTTCCATCTGCTACATATACTAAATCACTAATATTTGCATTAGTTGCAGTTGGATCATAAGCCGGTAACATGTGTGTTCTGTTTGTAATATCATAAGATAATACTACTTGGTTTGATCCTGCTTCATCGAATGTATGACCAATTAAATCAATCGGAGTTTCAGTAGCTTCATCAGTAACTAATTCTTCATCAATTGCACAGAATAAACCTGTTCTTCTTGCTTCAGCGTTAATCATTGTTTCTACATATAAGTTTCTTCCTTCTAAGTCTTTAAAACCTGGAAGCATTGAACCAGAATAAGAAGCTATCATTTCAACTTGTCTTAAGTTTGCGAATGTTTCTAAGTAACCTTTTCTTAAACCTGCACTATCAAAGTATTTTCCGTAAACTGGATCAAGGTCCATGTCTGCGGCATTAAATTTACCTTTGAATACAAATACATCAATCATATAATCTGACATTAAATCTTTGTCATTTAAATATGCTGGAACATTTCCTTCTCCATACCATTCTCTTGCAGTAATATCAAATCCGGCAGTTTCTTGTGCCTTTCTTGTGAAAACTGTAATTGGAGTTTGCTTAATATTTACGAAGTTTAAAACTTGTTTTGAATCATTTAAATCTTCTAATGTTTGTAATACTTTCTCATCAGAAGGAATCATAAATTTATCCGTATCGAAGAAACTTGCGTAAGGATATGTTCCAATATTATGACCTAATGAAGGAAATTCATCTGCACCGTATTCAGCGGCTTCATAAGTTACACCAACGACCATAACATCTGTTAATGCTACTGCAGCTGCTCCGGATTGTGGTCCGTCAGTTGCTGTTGCATCTCCATCGTCGATATTTTGTTGAGTAGCTAATACTTCTGTTACTGCCAGTACTTCTGCAGAAATTAATTCTCCTGCTACAAATCCTTCATGACTTCCGTCTGTTGAAATTTGCGCAGCTGAAGCTAGATCATTTGTATCGAAACCAGCAAGGTTAAGAGCTAAGATAGGTCCTCTTGAAAGAGCAGCATTCGCTGATCTGTGGAAGAACATTCCTTTTTTCTCTAACGACTTGTCGATGTTTCCATATACTTGAATGAATGCTTCAACGTTTTCGATTAATACTGGTGTATTATAGGGTCCCTTTCTTGAGTGACCAACAACCAGCCTAAGAGTAGAAACGTCAATGTTAGCAGTTTGAGACTTGTCAAATTCTAATCGGTAAACGCCTGAACTCTTGAATTGTAATAATTGAGGACTTAGTGCCATAGTTATTTAATTTTATTTTTTTATTTGTTAATCTATATATCCGTGTAAATCTGGAGTTTGGTCTATATAAGATCATAAATGTCATACTGCATATCTCCGGCTGAATCATTTTGCTGATATAGTGTAGTTTCCATTAATTTATACTTTTCAGGATCTATAAAATCTAGCAATTCTTCGATGTAATCTGCATAATCAGTGGTGTTAAAAAACTCAGTAGCAGTGATTCCGGTCATAATGATATCGTCATTACCCATTTGAGCACCGTAGCTTCCATTTTTAAGACTGCCGAAAAGACTTGCTTCATTTACAGTTTCCGTGTCATTTATTTTTATTCTATTATTTTCAATTAACTTTTTAAAATTTTGGCAAAATACTGATTTGTTATCTGCTTTTAATTTTATACCTGGTTTTAGGGCTCTTGAATCATGTCTGTGTTTAAACCTTAATACCATTTCATCTTCAAATTCATTTCTTGAAGGATAAACGGTTTGTAAATATTTTAATAGGATAGAACCATACGTATTGAATTCTATAATCATCTTTACATTTTCAGGATTAAATATCTCAACCGCTAATGTATATAGCACCTTTGCAAAGTCTTCTATAACGTGTTCATTAGATCTAAAGACTGCCACCTGATTCAATCTAAAAAAGTCATACATTGCACCAGGTGTCACTGCATCTATAATATCCTTATCTTCCATTGGTTCTACTTCGAAAACATTAATTACCGAATAATCACCTCCGTTACCTTCTGCGATGTCTACTGAAAACAAATAAAACCTATTTGATTCCTTTGCTTCTTCAGGATCGAAGTCTTTATGAAATCCTAAAACTCCTTTCGTATCTACTTGTATATTTTCGAAATCTTCCAAATCATGCCAAACGAATTCATGTGAATTCTTTCTCATGGTTTTCATAACCATTGGGCTTAATAATAGATTTGAAGAACTTACGAATTCATTTCCATATTGTCTATTAAATGCTTCTTCAGAACCTAAGTTTCCAAGTTCTCTTTCATACCATGCATCATCTCTATCTGGATGCTGCCACCAATCAACTCTTGTTGGTGTATATTCATTTTCTCCTTTTTCGGCACCTGCGTAAATTTCATAGAATTTATTAAATCCATTTGGCGTTGAAGTAATATTAATTCTAGATACCTTAGAAGCTGATAGCGTAGGATATACATTTTCATAGAATGAATCAACTATAGTTGGATGAATGTGTGCAAACTCATCAAGATATAAATTATGAATAGTAAAACCAATACCTGATTTTGCGGTAGTTGATTGACCTACTAATCTACATCCGTTATCTGAACGTACATTCATAACGTCATACTTAATAATACCGGGTTTCATAAAGAAAGGAAGGTTTTCAATAACTACCTTTGCTTTATCTATAATTTCTTTTGTTGAATCTGATTTATTGGCTAAAAGAAGAGTAGTTTTATCATAGTTAAATGTAACATACCAGGCATTGAAAATAGAGGCTGTTACCGTTTTACCCATCTGCCTAGCCGCCAATACGATATTGAATCTTTCGTTTTGAAAGTTATGTAATAATTCTTTTTGATATTTCCTAAGCTTTACCTGTTGAATACCTTCATCTGTCATTACTACTGCATACTTTTCTGCAAAATAAACTATATCGTTTGCACACTTTGCAAGTTCTGATATTTCTTCTTCAGTATATTCAAATACGATATTACCCTTACGTAGAAATTGTTTACCTTCATAAAAAGGCATAGAAACCTGTGGGCGATATCCTTTATCTAATGCTACTAAAAGGTCATCAACGTTCTTAGTTGACCATACCAGCTTTTGGCCCGGATCGCTCTTGTCTCCTTTCGGAATCCACATATTATCTCCTACGTAATCGCTCATTGTTATTCTTCGTTAGGTTCTACGTCTTCAATATCTTCAATCTCGGAATCGTTAATTCCATCGCGAATCATTCTCATGAGATCTTTGGTTCCTCTCTGAACAGAAGAATCTCCAGTTGAACCTCCAGATTCTTCTATTTCTCTAATGTCATCTCTTTTCTTATAAATTTCTATATCTCTAGAAATTCTTTTGGCACTTTCTTCAGTTGCCATTAAATACATTGTTTGAGATTTAATGATATCAAGCATTGATTTTTGCAGAGTTGCAAGAACTTCAAACATCCTTGGAGCTAGCTCACCATCTTCAATAGTTTGTAAAAGAGTAGTAAGAGCCCTTTCACCTGCTTGTAATTGATAAACTAAAGAAGACATTGTCATCTCATCCATCTTTTTCTTAGCAGCGATATATTCGTCCTTTTCGATTATATCTTCTGCAAGATAAAATTTCATAAGAGCTGTTATAGTTTTCTTAGCTGTTTTAGTAGATGTTAATTTAAGTTCTCCAAATGTTGGAAGAACTTCTCTTGGTTGAAGTGGAAGAAACGCCGGATCAGTATCCGTAGCTTCTGTTATATCTACACTTTCACCAATAAGTTCATCAAGCTCCTTTCTAATATCGTCTGCTTGATCTTTTATTGACTTTTTTTCTTCTGACATAAGTTATTGTTTTATAGGATTATATATCCTAGTTACCTAGTGTGTCTAAATTTCTGAAAACCAATACTAGGTATTGCATTGTCTATTAATTTAGCAAGTTGATTATCTCTAACTATATATTGATTTAATATATTAGACCTTTGTTCATCTTCGATGATTTGTTCAAAAACTCTAATATTAGTCATATACATACTGTTTCCTCTTATTTGGAAATTAGAATTAGAATTCCAAATCAAACCTGAAGGTTTAGCTTCATTAAACACCTCTGTTAATTGAGAACTTGAGTTCTGAGGTAATCCAGATTCATTTAAGTTATAGATACTTAGACTTGTCGATGAAAATTCGTTACTTATATTTAGAGTAAATCCATACCATCTTTTTTCAAGATTAATGCCGTGATTAAATGTAATTGTATTTCCATTAACCATTACTTTAAATTCTGAATCGTTTAAATATGTTTTAAAACCAGTGAGAGCAGTTGGATCTCCTATTATGAAATGATCTCCGCTCCCTGTTGCAAATTGAGGATTAAACCATCCTGAAATTGCCATGTTTTCGCCTACGCCTAAACTAGATTTTGCTGCATATTCAATACATAAATCTCCTTCATCAACTTGTGATAGATTATAATAATTTTTACTAACTATTGTCCACTTATTTTTTAGTTCAAAATCTACTATTTCTAAATCTTTATTATAGAAGTTTCTAATACCATCCCTGTGTGTAGAAATAACAGTTTGGAATTGCTGTGGATTTGAAACCTTTTCTTGCTCTTCTCGTTGTCTTTCTCCAAAAACTTCTTCAATGCCTGTCGTTAACGTATCTGTTGCTGCATTAAACGAATTTTTATTAACTGAAGTTCTTTCTTGATATTTCTTCAGCATTACTCTCCAATACGAATTGGTTTTATTAAACTCATCAGCTAACGCAATCGTATGAACCTCGTACATCCTATTAATAATAGGAATATACATGTAATCCTTAGATCTAGGGTATCTGCTTTTTATTAGATTTCCTTGAGAATCTCTTTCTCCAAATGCTCTATCAAATTCTTCTTGAGTAATATGAATTTCGAAATCTGCAAAATCCATTCCAAATATATCGAAAGTTATACTTTCTTCAGGGAATTCATTTCCAGGAACCAGTATTTTTATATTTTTATTATCTACTACATCGTATAAACTATATTCCATGAGAGTAACGTCTTCCGTTCTCATGTCTGGTTCAGTTCTAAAGTAATTTACTTCATGACCAAATATATTGCTTACTAATCCTGTGATTTGTTTTACAAATTTAGTAGATTTACTTAAATTATATGGATTAAATAAATTATCTTCACATTCGTCTACAATGATATTTGCACATCCATCCATTGAAAAAGGATCTAAACATTCAACACAAAAGTTAGGACAGGCTTCAATAATTCCGTCTTCGGTTTGTGTAGTATATGTAATTGAAATCAGTGAAAGAGAATTTCCACCCGATAACTCAGTTATTTCTGCTTTTAAATCGACATAAAGTGGTAATGCATTGTTAAAATCTAGATTAAATAAATCTCCAATATTTGCAGTCTTATTTAATTCTGAGAATTCTGAAAAAGCACCACCAGTCTGAGACCATCTGAATTCATAATCAAATTTATTAGATTCGTTAGGAACTAAAAAATATTCTATTCCAGTAGGCTGTGTTGAAAATTGGGGAGGTGTTGTTAATTCTAATGAATGTGAATCTGTTACACTATTAACTTGAAATATCTTATTTCCTAATACTATTTCATCTCCGTTTGATAGAAAGGTAAAATCCGTTCCGATTCCAAGGACTGTTGGAGATCCTACATTCAAGATAACTACACCCATAGTCTGTGGTGTTGTTAAACCTGTTATAATTTCCCAATCTGTAATCTTTATTACGCCCTGAAAAGGATCTTGTAGGGATGCTATGAGTTGATCTCCGAGTGCGTTTGCAGTATATCCTGTTACCATTTAATATCTAGTTCTTTTGTCTATATATTCGTTAAAGAAAGCTAGTAATCAGTGATTAACATTATTTTAGGATTATCGTCTTGGATCTTAGCTTCTATGCAATCCATTAAGTCTAATGCCGCTTCAAATTCCTTTGCATCCGATCCTTCATTGGATCTAACAAATGAATCTAGGGCATTAAATATATGAGAGGCATGGTGCCTTGCATAGGGCACATTCTTTTGCATTAGTCCTAATGAAATTAAAGTATTGTTTATTTCTTTTAAACTTTCTTCTTTAAATATATCATATAGTCTTAGTGTTCCTGCCAAAACTTTAAAATTAAATCGAAGGGTCTTAACTCCGTCAATGTCGGATAATCTACTATAGGATTTATTTTTATTAATAGTCATCTTGACGTATTCTAGGTTTGTAAAATCTGTTAAGATCTTATGTAGAAAATAAACAGTAGTTGCTTCTTTATGAAATTGTTCAAAACCGGTTGCATTAATTCTATTAATATCGGATTGGAAGTTTTCTTTTAAAAACAAAGATAATTGTTCTTTACTTACAAGGAGAGATCCATCATTAACGACCCTATAGTCCAATTGATTCTTTACTAGCGTAAGAATCCTATTATCGATATAATTGTATTTGAATAGAGTAGCATCTATGACCGTTGCCACGTCATTAAAGTCGTAATAGTTAATCATATTAATATACCTGCATTGTGTTTTCTAATTTCAATAGATTCTCATTTAATTCAACTGGATTGAATTTTTTAAGATCATTGAATTCTCTCATTCCAATCTCATTTCTTAGTAAAAAGAATTTGATTGTTTCTTCTTTAGGTATATATTCCTTTTTAGATTTTTTAGGTTTCGGTGGTGCTTTCTTGGTTTTAGTGTAAATCCAACCTGGAACTGATTTAAATCTCGAAGATACCATGTGCCAGCTATCAATAACTGCATTGCCATTAATTCCATTTACATTAAATAGCTGTGCATTTGATGGATATTTAATAGCGAAGAACCTATTAATCATGAAATGGTGTCTCTTCTTATTAAAGTTCTTTACATTCTTGTATTGATTAGGTTTTGTAAACATAATCTTTACAAAATCAAATAATTTTGTTTCGTCTAGCATATAAATTATACTGTAAACTTGCTATAAGTTTATTAAAAAAGTTCGTTCAATTTCTTAGTAGAAGGTCTTTCCTTGTTACTATCTTCCTTTAATCCTACAAAGGCATCATACCCCTTAGGAGCGCCTTGTGATTTCTTTACCATCCAATCTGTTCCTTCTAGAATCTTTTCCATCTGAGTGATATTAGAGAACTCTGGTAAAACGTTTCTATCTACTTCAATACTATTATAAATACCCTTTTGAATTGCAAGGGGAATAGTATTATAGTGAAGAAGAACTAGATCTAGGTTTTGATTAAATCTAATTCTGATTTCCTTAGGATCAGATTTACCAACAACCCTATAAATAATATCTACTAGCTTATTTACTTGACCTCTATTGAAAAAGTGTTCTATTGTAAATTCGCTTTCTTCTTTCTTGTATTGTTCTAAGATCTTTACACAATGCTTTTCTGTAAGTGAATAGTTTCTGATCTTGCCGTTTGATGCAGCTTTAGTCCATGTAATAACTGAAGGAATATTATCTGATTTATCACCTTGTAAGATTTTACCGAATACGAAGTCGTCACAGTTAATTTCTTGAACTTCTACTCTGTTCTTATCCATCCATGCTTGAAAGTCTTCTTTTAACTTGTCGTATGTAGCTTCTTCTGATGCAATGTTAAATAACAATTCGTCATTGGTCATTGTAGATGTTTTTCTAGATGCCATTACATCTTCGAAACCTTCAAAGGCAATAAGCTTTTTCTTAGAATTATAATACCATAGTGTATATGCATCTGTTGCTTGATTGTAATTTACAAGTTGAATTAAATCTCTATCACCTGTCCATGCAATGCAATTTTTACCTTCACTATTTAGTTGAGTAGACCAGCCGTACATTACGTCATCTGCTTCTGCACCTTGAACTTGGTGGATAATAATACCCTTTTGTTCTAGTATTTTTTGCCATTCGGCATAAACACCGAAGACTGCTTTCCAATTAATAGAATCGTCATGTGTTCTAGTTCCTTTATATTGTGCATCTGGAAAAAGATCTTTACGCCATGATTTAGCATCTACTGCAACAACGATCTGGTCTACGAAAGGAGCCATTTTACGAACTTCTGAAGCGAAGTCAATACATAGCTTTCTCATAAGCTGAGATTGTGATTCTTTATCGCCTAATAATTGTTTACCTTTAGGCCTAGGTAGAACGAATAACCTACTGTGTAAAAAATAGTTACCGTCAATTAACAATGTATGTTTTCCTAGTTTCATGTTTGTATGTTTTATATTACTAATATAAGCAAAATTTCTGAGATAAAAAAATATTTCAGCAATTAATTTCTAATTATTTCTTGCAATCTATATATGCAGCTTAACATCGTTATCACTGGATCAATTACATGAACCCTTTGTGCCTGGTGTTCTGCTACGGCCACTGCAATTTGAGGAATATGCCTTGCGCTATTTCCTTTCTCGGATTGAATATATTCTATGAATTCTGCACCTAGTGTTTGAAGAATCTCATCTGTTCTATTTGAATACTCACCTACTAAATACTTATAGTTTTTAACAGGGTCGGTTTCATTAAAGATTAATTCAAAAACATCTTTATAGACTGAGTTAAACTTTTTAACATCATTTAATGTAATCTTAGTCGTTCCTTCTGACTTATATCCTTGTAATTTATTAAGTGTCGAGCGGAGATCTGGGAAGTTCCTACGAACAAATTCAACCAAAGCTGGCTTTTCTATTGTCATTTCTTCTTTTCCACATATATCATAAACTCGCCTAATATATTTCTTTGTCAATTCGCTTTCTTCTTCTTTATCAAAGTCAAAGTTAATTACTTCGAATCTTGAAAGAATTGGATCTGGAATTTTATTTACATAATTACAAGTTGCAATAAACCTTGAATTAGATGCAAATTGTTCCATAGTAGCTCGAAGTGCTTTAAAGAATTGATCAGACACACCGTCTACCTCATCTAGTATAACTATTTTCATTTTACCTTGATCATCTAAGATGGACATAGTAGAACAGAAATCTGTAATTCTAGTTCTAATAACATCTACTGAAGTATCTGTTGAGGCATTAATATAAATGTAAGGAAGTTCGAATTGTTTAACAATCGCCTTCGCAGTAGATGTCTTACCAGTACCAGGGCTTCCAGCCAAGAGTACATTTTGAGTTAGACCATCTTTGAATTTTGACATTACTCTTTCTGGTAAAATCAACTCGTCTAAGTTACTTGGACGATATTTTTCTGTGAACAGTGTGTGAACCATGTAAATTTGTTTAATAATTATACATAATATAGCTGTTTTGTTTCACGAATAAATACTATATGGCATATAATAAAAAATATCCTAAGTTGGAAAGGGTTTCCCCTCATTCTCCTTACTCTAATAGATTTGGAATTAAGTTATCAAATCTTGCAAGACAGCAGAAGAGACTATTAATAGAAAATCCTATTCTAGGTGAAAGATGTAAGAGCGATCAGTTCGTTCATATAATATTTAACATCTGTCAACATAGATATACCTCCTCTAAAAATAAGTATTATTACGATTGGTCTACTGATTCGTTTGTAAAGATGGAAGATCTTAAAGAAAACTATAACACCATAGATTGGATCTGTGCACTATCTAATAAACCCATCAGATCTAAGACTGATGACTTTAGTATGCAAAACTTTGTACATCCAGAGTATCATGATGCATTGCTGGCTCCAATGGTGGATGCTAGAATCCTTAAATCATCCGTTGAGTTTCGTAAGCACATAAAAAAACTCCTATTGAATCAACAACAGGAGTTTCTAAATTTAGCTCGTAAAAATTCTAAAAAGAATTTAGATTAACTTAAAGAAACGATCTTTAACTGAAATAGATTCTTGTATTAAAGATTCCATTTCCATTTTTCTAAGATCAGATTCAAATATTAAACCTAATTTAGTATTATTTAATTGCCATGATTCTTTTGCAAGAATCTTAGCTTTAAGTTCTTTAGCTTTTTTGACTTTAGCTTCATCACCGCTTTCTTCTGCTTTCGCAATAACAGCATCAACCCTCTTAGTCATTCCTTCTTTTGAATTATCTGTCTTATCGACTTCTTCTGGTTCTTCTTCAGGAGATTCTTCATCGTCTACATCCGTTCCAAATGCATCGAAATCATCTTCTTTTTCTGGAGTTTCTTCCGGAGTCTCCGTTGGAGTTTCTTCTGGAGTTTCTTCCGGAGTTTCTTCTGGAGCTTCTTCTTTTTCCTTTCCTTTTTCTTTTTCAGCCTTTATTTGCTCTAGCTCAGCTTTAACCTTTTCGTCATTTTTAGCTGCATCATCTAACTTTTTAGCATTTTTCTCTTGCTCAGCTGTTATTTTATCCATTCTCTCCTTTTGAGCCTGTTTAGATTTTGTAATTCTTTCTTTTAAATCTTTCTTAGTCTCGGCACTCATCTTATCTCCCCATGCATCTAACTTATATTCTGAAACTTCTGTCGTGATTTGATCTCTCATATCAGCGATTAACGTTTTAACTTTTCCAGATCCAAATCCACTTACCTTTGAGTATTTAACTTCTAATGAAGATCCATATTCCGTAGCAGCTGAATTAATTCCATCTTTTTTCTGCCTCATAGATTCTATTTGATTATCTAATTTGGCTTTCATTTTATCAAGTGCTTTTTTCTTATTTGCTGCACTTGCCTTCGCCTTTACATCATCTCCAGCTTCTTCAATTGATTCAGTGGTTGAAAGTTCTCTTCTTTTATCCTCTAAAGATAATACTGCAACTTCCATCTTAACGGTTTGCATTTTTAATTTCTTTAATTTAGAGTAATCTTTTTCTGCTTCTTTAATGGTCTTTTTGTTTTTAGCACCATCTTTTATAGCTTTGGCACCTAGGCCAACCGCACCAATAACTGCAGTTAGTCCTAAAACTGCTCCCATAATAATAGGATCTTGCATAAGAACTTGTCCCATTGGGTTTTGTTCATTTAATGTCTGATCTTCTGATTCTGTAAGTTGATCAGAAAGAGTCTTTAGTGAATTGATAATATCATCACAGTCTTGCATCATTTTAGAATAACCTTCTTCTCCTGATGTTTCTGGAGATGCTATGACAGTAGCTGTGTCTGATTCTATTGAGGCTGATGATTTAGCTACAGGTACATTATCTTCAGCTGCTTCATCTATTAGATTAGCCTTTTTTGTAGAATTATACCATTGTTCGAATGTTTTCATCTTTTATATTGATTTGTTTATAAACTTATAGTCTATATATCTGTTTAAGTTTCAACGAAACAAAAAAAGGTCCTCTAAAATAGAGGACCTTTAATATTATAAAATTAAGTTAGTTCTAATTAAAGAGCTAAGTTCTTAACGTTAAATGTAGCGTATTGAGTTTCTGGGTGGAAACCTGCTTCAACTAATGCGAATCTAGATTTAACAGCAACTTTAGGAGCCATAGTTCCTTCAGCGATTGTTTGTACTGATTCAGCCATTAAGTAAGGCATGAATACTAATCCAGGACCGTTACCGTCACCTTTTCTACCAACTACTACTTCGAAAGTGTTATTAGTACCACCTTCCCATGATTGTCTTGGGTCAGTGTATACATTTACACCAGCTACAGAACCTACTGGGTAGATTGCACCTGCTGCTTGTGATAATGTGTTAGCCATTGGGTTAGCAACGAAACCAGCAACTGATTGTAAAGCTGTAGCTACTTTAGGACCTACAACACAGAAGTTACCAGCACCTCTTCTACCTTTGTTTGCGATATAGTTCGCAGCAGCAAGGATTGAAGTTAAGATTCTTCTATGGTTAGAAGCTAAAGTCTCACCACCTAAATAATCAGCAGCAACACCTAAATCGATATCTAAATCATCAGATGCGTATGGCGCATTAGCCGCACTTGATCCAGCATTTTCTTTACCTAAACCATTAATCTTAGCTAAGATTAAGTTGTTGATTGACTGAGTTAATTCGTTAGTTAATACTGACTCAACTTGAGCAACAGCATCTACACCGAATTGTTTAAGATCTTGTACTTGTTCTCTAGTAACTGCAGCAGCAACTTGGAAAGTTTCAGCAGCAACACTTTTTGAGAATAAAGAAAGACCCATGATTTTGTCAGGAGTTTGTTCACCAACACCTCTTGAGAATGGGTTACCATCCTTGTCAGCAGCAGCGAATCCTTTGATGTGATCTTCTAAAGCTTTTACTAATTCGATTTTAGTATTAGCTGGGAAAGCATCAGAGATAGTACCTGTCATTGTAGATACGTCATAGATTTTCATACCATCTAATCTTGAAGTACCTACTTCAAAATCAATTGCATTACCGTCACCGTCATTTACTGTGTCTGGAGCAGCAGAAGCTTTTACGTAAGTTGGAGCAGTAGTGTTTAGAGCACTTACTTTACCACCTTCATAAACGAAGTCTAAATAAGAAAGTAATCCCATTGGTCCAGCCATTGGTACTACAGGTACTAAATCTAAACCGATAGTTTGTGCAGCAACTTGCATTGCTAATGGTAATAATGTTGGAGCTTTATCTCCTGAACCATCGGCAGCACCGATAGCTGAAGGTAATTTTACATCACCCATACCAAAGATATTTCCAGCAGTCCCTAAAGACATGATGTGTGCATCTTCGTAAAGTTTGTGGTTATGACAGTATTCTGACATCCACGCTAGTTTTTCTGCTTCGTTGATACCTGTAGCTGATTCGATGATCGGAGCCCAAGTTTCTCTAACTTCTGCAGAGTTAATTAAATTTGCCATTTTATTATTTGTTTTTTTTTAATGGTTGTTTAAATTTGATCGATTGAACGATCTTCTCGATGTTTGTCAGATTTTTTCTTCTTATCTGATTATCGATATACTATATATTGTTATTATATTTACGTTTTTTACGTTTTTCCTAAAATATTAAGATATTACTTGTTGAATCTCTTGTTAATAGACTTCTTAACATCAGTTAAATCGTATAAAGGTTTCTTCTTTTCAGCAACAGGAGCAGCTTCATTTACTGACTCTACTTTTTCCATAACAACTTTGACATCTCTAAGATCTCTAGTTTGCCAGAAGTTTCTTACTTGGTAAGCAGTTTCTAGTTTATGGTATTTAGATTGAGCTAAAAGAGCTGTTTTCTTATTATCTGATAAGTTAGACCATGTTTCTTTATATTCCTCTGGCATCATTTCAATAACATTAGGTTCGTTAGTTTTAACGCTATTTATTAATGAAGAGTTCCATAATGTAAGAATTTGTCCTTCAGTTAAGAATCCTTTTCCTTCGATTGATTTTAATACTTTAGATTGATCTTCAGTATTTAATTCGTTATATTCTGATTTCTTAGCTTCAGAAATAAATCTAAAGAAATGAGGGTTAGTATTTTCTTTAACTGTTGCTTTTTCGATTAAGGCAGATAGTTTAGAACTAATTTCAGATTTGTAAGCATCTAATGTATCTACTGCTTCTTCTACTTCTTCAGTTTCTTCTACTTCTTCAGTAGCTTCAACTTCTTCAGTAGCTTCAACTTCTTCTTCTACGAATTCTTCTGCATTTTCTTTATCTTCAGCGTCAACGTCTTCAACTTTATAAGTTTCACCGTCTACTGTAAATTCTTTTTCTCCGTCTGCGATTGCTTTTGCTCTTGCAGCACCGAATGCATTTCCTTCTTCAACGTCTTCTTCAGTTTCTTCAACTGCTTCAGTTTCTTCAGAAATTTCTTCATCACCTGCATCGTCAACTGTATCTTCTAACTCGTCTTCTAACTCGTCAGATTTGTCTTCAACTTCTGCACCGTGATCTAATTCATTATCTTCAGCATCAACTGTAGGTTCAGTAACGTCTGTAGAATCGTCTTCATCTTCAATTTCTTCAACTTCTTTACCAGCTTCATCTTCTAGTAATAAGTTAGAATTAACTGTTTCTGCAACGTATTCTGCGTATTCAGTAACTTTTTCTAAATTTTCTTTTAAGTATTCAATATACTTTAATAAGCCTTCGTGAGTTGTTGCACCTTCATTATAAGATTCTGCTAAGTAATTAGTATAGTCTTTAATTGATTCAACACCTTCGGCAACATGCTCAGTATATGCAACGCTATTATCTAATTTCTCAGATATTTCGTTATTTGTAGTTATTGTATTATCTAAGTTTTCAGCAAGGTATGCAGAATACTCGATAGTCTTTTCTAATTTCTCAGCAAGATAGTTTGAATATTCTTTTACGCTTTCCACTTCAGACTTTACAGATTCATCGCTATTTAAAGATTCCATTCCCTCTTTAATAGTTTTTATTTCGCTTGATAAGTACTGTGAGTATTTATTAAAATCATCAGTGCTTACGAATTTTGATTCAGCCATTTTGTTTTCAGTTTTATTTTCGGTTGTTAAAAGTTCTTTTGTTTGTCCAATTTCATAAATTTGAATGCTAGAATCGTTATCAAATCCATAAGATTCGTTAACTCTTTTTAATTCAGCGTTTTCAAAACCAGGATCAGCTACTAAGTCATATGTAAATAACTGCTTAATTTTAACTGTCCCGTTAGATTCAACTGTTCCAGCTGCTCTAGATGAAATTTGTAAAGGAACACCAGCGTCAACTAACGCTTTAGCTTGGCGGCCAGCTTCAGTATCAAGTAATCTAATTTTACCTCTTACTTGCTTTGTTTCTTTATCATACGTTAATTCTTCAATAATGTGTGAAACATTTTTTAAAGATACGTCAAATGTTTGCGGGTGGTCTAATTCTCCTAATAACTTAGAAGAACCTATCTTAGATTGAAGCGATTCGATTTGGGGAACATATTCTGACTCAGTATAGATTCTATTATTTCTATTCTTTTTGTCAATTTCACCAAACACACCTTCAAGGACATAAGCCCCACTGCTATCTTTTTTGAATTCTAATTCGCTAGAAGATCTTTCTAGGATTAATAGATTGTTTTTTGTATTCATATATTTTAATACTATGTTTGTTTATATATCTTTTGAAGAATAATGGTTTTTCATTTTTCTATATTTCCAAGTCTCCTAATGCATCTTCTAAGCCACCGGCTCCTTCTCCTTCTCCTTCGTCTTTCTTAGCAGCTTCTTCTTCTGCAGTTTCCTTAGCCTTTAGTTCAGTTTCTACTTCTAGATAATAAGTCACCAAAGTTTGCATATCTTCTTCAGTAAATGCATTATTTCCATATTCTTTATAGAAATATTCTTTGAATTCTTTTTCAGTTTTACTAGTATTCATTACTCCAATGATCTCAGCTGATTTAATTTTTTCACCCGAGTCTAAAAGAACATCGTCTACTATTACATCCGAATCGTCTCCGACCTCTATTGCATCCTCTGTTAAACTAGAGTAATTGTTAAATGTTTGTAAGTGTTTCATTGTTAATTATATATTCTTTTTTCTAGAATCCCATGTCCATTGGGTCCACCTCAGGTTCTTCTGCTTCTGCAGAAGCCTGTCTTGCTTTATAAGCTTCGTTTGCTGCTTTATCATCTGGTGATAATTTCAAGTATCTGTCTACTAAGAATTCCATATCAAAGTAAGGCATTTCTTCCATGGTAACTGGATCTGTTTTCATTAGAGAATCTTGCATTGTAGATATAAACTCTAATCTTTTCTCCATAATTTCCATTGTCTTTAACTCAGCGAACATATTTTCTTCATTAAATTGAATAGCTATTTGAGTTCTGAAACCTGCATCATCTTTAAATTCAGGGAATTTAAGACACATCTGTAACCATAATGGTTTTACTAAAACCTCCTGGAATGAAGAACGTAATCTTTTAATAAATTTAGAGAATTTAATTTCGTCTCTAATCATACCATCCGCTGCTAGGTTAAAGTCTCCTCCACCATCTTCGTACATGAATCTGTTGTAAGGTATTTTAGAAACCATTTTTAATTTATCATTAAAATATTTAAGTGCTTCTGTATCTGATAATTCTGGACCTTCGCCACCTAGCGTTTCAATCTCTGGAGATTCTCCTTCCTTAGATGGTAACCAGTATTCTTTATTAAATTGAAGCATTGGTTTTCCATTAGTTGCTAATGTAGCTGAATCCCAATCAAAATCTACAACTTCTTTATAGTTACCCATTAATTGAGCAAGAGATTGTTTAGCTCTTGTTTTAGATTTACCACCAACTGGGATAATAAACTTCATTCTGTATGATGAGTTCGTAACGGCCCAGATAACTCTAGTGTGTTCCATTATTCTCATCAGGTTAAATGATCTTATAAGTCTTTCTAAGTAACTTACCCTAGAGGCAGTGGTTATTGAAGAATAAGAAATATAGATGATCTGTGAATCATACAGGACTCTCTCCTTAACTGGATCGTCCTTAAATTGAACCCATACTTTTTTGCCATCATCCTTGTTATAACCTGGCATTAATGTAATAGGATCTATTTCTTTAAATCCTATAATTTGGTCTTGATCTGGGCTATAAATAATTTCAAAAGAAAGATATCCGTCAATTAAGAATTTTCTAAAGAAATACCATGCCGATTGATCTGAATTAAATCCAAAGTATTGGTATAAATCTCTAAATGATTTATTTAAGTATTTTGTAACTTCTTCAGAAACATCCATTCCAATAAGTTCTGGATTTCCGATAAAGTTTTTATTATCGTATACTATTGATTCATCACATAAGATATCTAATATATCTTCTATTTCATCATGAGTTGAAAATTTTCTTAATTCATCTCTTTTACCTTCATATCCTTGGTCGAAGAAAGGAATATTTTTACGCATTGTGGTGTCAGCCATCGATAATGCAGCGAATGCGCCATACATATTATCGTCGTCTAATCCCATTTGATTCATCTGGCCGTAACCAAATTCATCTTCTACCGGACCTATTGCCTGTGATTGTCTTAAAACCAAATCGTCGTAATACATTCCGAAAGACGATAGTCTTTTTAGTGTATCACTTAAGGTGAATGATCTTTTACCAGTACTTAGTGGTCCATTTCTTTCTATAAAACCTGCCATGTGTTAAATTTACAATTGTATTATACTTCTCTTTATATATTCTTTTTTCTACGATGATCTTCAAATAATCTAATCAGCTGCTGTTTATTGATTCCCTGAAGAGAATCAAAGTCACATATTGCCATTTTACACCAATCCTTATATGCAACTACTGCTTGATTAGATTTGCCAAAGGGCTTATACCTTCTTATTGCAAAATCGTATCCAAATGATTCAAGGTATCTCTTTGCTCCCTTATATGTGAACATAGGTAAACCTTTTTGTCTTTTAGCATCTTCCTTTTTAGAAGCAGATTTAATATACGGTTGGTATTTATCATATATTTCGTCTAAAAACTCTTCTCTAAATTTAGGAGGAAGCATTGTTATATTAATTCCTATATCGTCTCCTTCGTAAGGCTCTAATGCAAGTACGACTGGATTATCATCATACCATATTATATCCTTTGTCACTGGTTTATATTCAAATACATACATTTTTCCAGGAATAAACGGAGATCTTATAGATCCTACTGCTTTTTCTTTTTTATCTTTTACGCTCTTTTCAAACCATTTCCTAACTTCATTGCCAGCCTTGGCCCTGCCCTTTCCCTTTATTAGTTTATTGATTTCTTCTTTAATGTAGCCCATTGATTATAGTTTCTTCTGTTAGAACTATAAAGTTCCAATTTCGTTGAGAGCAGAATTCTTTAGCTGCATTATATTTATCCATATTTTTAACATACTGCTCTGCTAAAAATTTATATGATTTAAGAGCCTTCTTGGAATTTACCTTAGGAGGTTCTGGTTTTTGTATCTGTTGCTTTGGTTTAATTTCTACTAGATATTCTTTAGTAGTTTCATCGGGCTGAATTGCCTTAAAATAAAAATCAGGGTAGTATCTTCTTTTTGTTGAATCCTGTCTAGACCAATATGGTATTTCGACCGGTTCGCTTGACCACATACTTACCTTTTCATTTTTGTCGCACCACATCATAAACTTACGTTCCCAGGAACTTCTATATATGATAGGAGTAGGTCCTGCATATTTAGAAGGATTATTAGGTTTATAATAACCTTGATTGAATCCTGAATTTTTAGTTGGTTTGACATTCTTTATTGACATTAGATGCTATAAATTCCTGTTTGATTTTCAGAGTTACCCGATCCCTTGTCTATAGATAAAGTTCCTTTATATTTTTGAGGGTGAATCTTATTCCATCCCTTAGCATATCCTCTCTTTGCTATCTCTGTAAAATACGCAAATGCGTTTGGATATTTAGGATTGAAATTTCTCCAGTATTTTAAAAGGTCTAATATAGCAAATTGTAAACAATCGTTCCTATCATCCTCGCTGACATATCTCATTCTATTAATTGCCTTTTCGGCTATGAGAATCAACATCTTCTCAGCATCCCTTGTCAATTTATCCTGATCCTTAGAAAGAACCATTTGATCGTATAGATCCCTGTTGTTTAAGTAGTTTTTTGATTTTCTTCTTTTAGCCACAATATTGTTGGTTTATTTATAGGGATTATACTCAGAAATGTTAAAAAGTTTATTAACCTAAAAAAGGGACCAATGGTCCCTTTTCTATTTACGATGATACGTCTTATGCGTTTAATGCTTCAATCTTATCTTCCCATACCTTGATCTCTGAATTAATTAAAGCATCAGCGGCTTTAATTTCTTCAATTGATTTATCAGCTTCAGCTAATAAACCTCTTTGGTCTTTTAAGAAAGAAATCATTTCTTCAAACTTTGAAGTTTCTTTAGATTTCTTAGCAAGTTCTAAAGTTTCTCCTTCTAACATTTCAATTACTACAGCTGAAGCGTCTTCTGAAGTTTCTGCTTTGATATAAGATACTGCTTCGTTAGCGGTAGCTGAAAAGAATTTATTTAATCGGGTGTCTTTGTTGAATCTTGAAACAAATAGATTTTCATCTAATTTGAATAAATCAACAGTGACACCTCCCTTCTTATACGTGGTAGCGAAATCTAAATGCATGAAATTTTCTACAATAGTAGAAAGGCTTTCAAATAATTCAGCTTTATTTTTGTTTTCATATCTAACTAGTCCGCTGGCTAATACGTATGTTGAGAATGATTCTTTAATTTCAGATGTTCCATTGTAGAACTTTCCTTCTTCAATGTTGTAAATAAATTTTGAACCTCTGTTGTACCATTTAATATCTTTTCCTACTATATCAAAATTTTCAAAGGCAGCAATTGCGTTTAAAAATTCTTTATTAGTTGGTCTTTCGATAATTTCAATGTTGTTTTCTTTTATTTCGTACGCTCTATTGTTTAAATAGAATTGAATACTTTCTTCAATTTGTACGAAGGGCGCTAACATGTTTGTCATTTTATTATTCGTTTAATTTTATTGTTTAACTATATATCTAAGTCGTTTTCATCAATTATGCTAGGATCGTCGGGAGTTGCCTGTATTTGCTCGTCCTTAGCTTCTCCTTTATTTGATGTAACTGATTTTTGTTTTATTTCGAACATTCTATTTCCTGCATGAAATTCAGAAGATCCACCTGATCCATATCTATATGCACTGGAAGAGCTTGAACCATCTCCTGAACCATCGCCTGAACCATCTCCTGAACCAGTGCTTGAACCAGTGCCCGGATTTCCATCGGGTGTATTTGAAAACGAAGGAATAAATGAATTTACTTCAATTGGGAATGTAATCTTATATTTGTCTTTATCATCAAATCCAAAATCTATTGGAGCCTCTACAGTATAGTCATCTGGTAAAGAATAATATGAAGGTAATCTATATGTTCCTTCTTCTAGATGACCTACCTCTACATTAAAATAATTAGATTTGTATAATCTCTTTACTATCATTTCGGTAATTTTTAAAGAGTCAAGCATCGAAGATACTAGTATTTCTATATCGAAACTTATTAATATTGGAATCATCTCAAATTCAGAAGAATATGCTTGTAAAGATCCTTCACCATCTAGTCTAGTGTAATTTCCCATTATTCTCTTATTGACTAGCTTTGAAGATTCTATAGATATTGAAGAAATTCTAGCTACTCCCCTTGGAATTACATCGTAGTTTCCATCTGCAAAACCAGGATCAGGATAGCAATCATCTCCACTTGGCGTTGTAAATAAGAAATTATCTCTTAAGAACTGATCATCACCTGTTATGGAATAATAGAAGGGAACGTCTATGTCCTTTCTTTCATTAGCACTGACCTGTCTTTGAAACCATACTTTATTATTTAAATCTGCAAGTAGACCAATAATAACGTGTCTAATTATAGAATCGTCGGTGTTATATTTAAGATTATATGTTGCCATTTATTATAAGTATCTTGTCGCTGCTCTTTGCCAGTTTGGTAAACCGGACATTTTTAAACCAGCTGCTTTAACGAATGTTCTCATAGAAATATCGTTTGCATTTTTCATGAATTCGTAGATTTCTTCTTTTTCCTTAAGTGGCATCTCAGTAGGTTCCAAATGAGGCAATAGCCTTTCCATTCTTTCCATTAGGGTTGCATCGTCTGGATTTACATCTACTAAAATGGATCTAGATCTAATAGCTCCATCTGGATCTGCCTTTTCTTTTTCTAAGTTAGAAATGAAGATTACTCTTCCTGCAAATTCAAATGAATTAGGAACAACTCCGCTTTCTTCTAAGTTGAATGCTTCTTCAGGACTTACGTCTTTAGGATCGTATACCGCTTTAGTCTTTTTTAAATAAGAGACTTTTCTTACTTTCTTTGTATCTAGTGCGGCTTTCATTAAGTTTCTACCATTCTCATCTCTGAATACTGCATCACAATCATCAAAGATTAATGTCTTATTTCTATATTGATAGAATTTCTTATACATCATAATAACAGATGCTGCACCTGAAACCATAACGTAATCTTCTTCGTCAACAAGACCTTCATCTTTCATTGCTCTTTCTACATTATATGTTTTACCAGTACCTGCTCTACCAGAAATAAATAAAGAGTTAAATGCACCTGCAGCAACTCTTCTTGATATTTCATAAATATCTTCCATTGTTTCTTCAAGATATTTCACCTTATCATTAAGAGTCATATCATTTTGTGTTTCAGCTGCGGTAGGTTTTACTGCAACTTGCTGTCCTTTCTTAATATTCATGATTGAAGAATAAGGAACTTCTAATTCGTCTGCTATTTTATTAACCGCCATTCCAGCTTGTAATTTAGCTTCAATCATTTTAATTTCTTCTTTAGAGAATGCTCTTTTAGTTCTTCTTTCTAATAACATTGACTCTTGTATAGATGTAATATATTTTTTATCCATTAATCTAACAAATTCTCCAACTAATTTAACAATTGGAAATGTTTCAGATGAAATAGAAAAATCAGATGTAGAGTTTGCAGCATCTGAGAAATAGATTATAGAACCTACAATACCTGGATTTTTAGCTGCAGCTGCAGTTACCATAAATGCTTCTGTACTTTTGCTTGAATAAAACATTACCCCAGAACCCATGTCAGTTATCATTTCGAATGGAAACTTTTTGAAATCCTTTTTTGTTTTCTTATTTACAAATCTTGCGATTATTGTAGCTGCTTTATTTAGAGATGGATTTACAAGTTCTATTGAACCTGTTTTCATCGCCTCATTTAAATACTGATCGTATTTTAAGATTTTATTATTCATGTTTAAGTGAAATATTATTATTTGATTTATATATCTTTATTCTATAACCTCTATATCGAGTTTAGAGAATCCATTTTCTCTATATATTTGTATCTTTTTATCAAATAGCTCATGTGGAAGAACAGAATGGTTAATTACAAAAGTATTAATCTTGCTATCTTTAATAACCTGTGATAAAATTTTAAGAATATTATGAACTCCATCTGCATCGACTGATGATAGTAACTCATCTAGGAAAAGAAGATTTAATTGTGGAAATCTTAGTTTAAGTATTTTAATGATCGCAATAATAATAATGAAATCTGCTTTCTTTCTTTCACCTGTCGATAATGTAAGTGGATTAATCTCTTCTCCTAAATGATTAATAAGACAATTAAACTTTTCATCAAACCTTATATGAAAAGGAAGGTGCATTGTCTGACCCATCGCAGCAATATTAGCATTAAGACCTGGTAAAATAGTTTGGATTGCAAGGTTCTTAACACCATCTTCGCCTAGAACTTCTTCTATTATTTCTAAGAAATTATAATTACCGGAAGTTTCATCCTTTAAATTTGACTTTGATGATTCTTGTGTTTCGAATTCTTCAATGATTTGCTTTAAGTGTGAAAAATCATTATTAGAGTTTAAAGAATCCTTTATCTTTACTAATTCATTCTTTAAATTTCTAATGTTAGTATTAATAGTAGATACTTTATCATTAATTGCCCTATCCTTAATTCTTAAATCTGTAATGTTAGATTTAATATCGTTTACGATTGATTCTGCATTTGAGATATCAGCTGGAAGAGATTCAGACTTAGACTCAATTTCTTTCTTTCTTTCTTGGTGAAAAGAAGATGTTAATTCCCCTTCACATGTTGGACATTTATCAGTTTCATAGAGAGCTAGTTTTTTCTTCAATTCTACTAACTCATACTTAAGTGTCGTATATTTTGATTGCTTTTCTTGTAAATCTGTAGAATTAGAAGTAATCATATTAGATACTTTAGTGCTTGCCTCTTCTAATTTAATTCTATTAGAATCATATTTTTTAAGACTAGTTTTTAAAGATTCTATTTCTTCTTTGTTTTTAGTGTCAGCTTCTGCTAATAATTGATTTAATTTCATATTAACAGAAATTATGTTTTCACTAAGCTGGCTTAATTCCTTTTCATAAGAATCTAATTCTATTTTAAGATCTCTTCTTTCATCTTTAATCTGCTTTTGCATATCATTAAGGATAGAGAAACCAAACATCTTATCGATGATCTGTCTTTTATCATGATTTGTCATTGTTAAAAAAGACTTGAAATCATTTACAGATAAAATTATAATGTTTTTAAATACATGGTAAGGAATTCCGAATATCTCTTCTTCTAGATAATCTTGAACTGATTTCTTACCAGCTTTATCAAATTCAATTCCATTTAAAAGAACTTTAAATCTATTAGGCATTAAACCTCTTTCAATTTCTACAATAGTCTCCTTACATTGAAGTTCTATTCTTACCCATAGTTCCTTATTAATTCTATTCGGAAGATCTGCCATCTTAACGCCTTCAACTTTACCATAAAGTGCATATACGATTGCATTAGCTATTGTGGTTTTACCATGACCATTTTTACCAAGAGTTAATAGCAACTCTGCCTTATCATCTTCGAATTCGATCTTTTGAATTGAATTTCCGTATGATGCAAAGTTTTTAAATTCTATTGATTTGATTTTCATGCTTCGTTGTCGTAATTATATGCACATTTATCATGCAAGTTTTTTAAACTATTCTTGACTCTTTCTCGAGTCTCGTCATCATGTGGTAGACCATCCACGAACGTATTGCATAGATGTAGAATGTTATAGTTTTTATAGAGATCTTCTATTTCATCCATATCATAAAGATCCTTATCTAGGAATGAATCTTGCTCATATATGTTTGGTTCTATTCTTCTACTTATTTTTTGTACTTTGTTTATTAATCTGGATAATGCACTGGTAGTTGCAATATTAGAAGGAACGTATAAATCTACATAATTATTTTTTATCATGTCCTTGAAGTCGCCTAGAGAAACATTATAAAGACTTGTAAGATAAAGCTTTACGAACTTAGGTGATATAGTATTTTCGTAAAAGGTTTCTTCCATGGTTCCCAGATCAACCATATCAAAGCCCTTAGTGTTACCCGAATCAGATCTTGTTAATTCATAAGGAGTTCCGACTAGTCTTAGTTTTCCTTTAGTTTGTCTATAGTGAATATGTCCAGAATAAACTGCATCGTAATTTTTATAAGAAATAGTATCTGTTCCATGGTGATTTTTAACTTTAGAATTTAAAGAAACCCCTGAAACTTCAGAATGACAAAATACAATATCTGAATTTGGAAATTGTGAAAGCGTTTCTGCTTCGTGTTCGGTATCTCTTCTCCATGGCATTAAGAGAACTTTCTTTCCTCCCCATTTAAGTTCTTTGGGTTCTTTATATACTGCTACATTGGGAATCCATTTTAAAGAATCTATTGAACTTACATCATTAGATTTTTTAGCCCATATATCGTGATTACCACATATAACATGAACAGGTAGAATTTCACCTAATCTTTCAAAAAGATCCACGGCATAGTGTAGAACTCTTAAGTTTATACTTTGTCTATTATCAAATGCATCTCCAACCTGAACTAAAATGTCACCTTCTTTGACATCTCGCTTTAGAGTTGGAATAAATTGGTTTTCGTAAAAATCCTTCTGTGTCTGTAACCATTCAAGAGAATTAGAACGAACTCCAAGGTGCATATCTCCGAGAATCCAGATTCTATTTACTGGTTTCTCTAATACCTTCGGATCTATCATTTTAGAAAAGTTTATTTATGTTCTTTCGTTTTAAGACGTTTGTTTTCTTGTCAAGTTCCTGAATAAGGGCTTCCTTATATTTGTTACTTAGTGAAGAATAAAATTTAGTTGGATTGATATTAAAGTAATCGCATAATTCTGAAAATAAATCTATTATAGAAAACTTTGCACTTAACTCGTCATACATGAATCCATACACTTCGTTTATGTCTAATTTTCTTAACTTTGTTATTTGCTGGAATTCATCTACTTCATTAAACTTCTTAAATCTAGAAGCTTCAATTAATTCATGAATTTTATTTCTAATTTGCGTACTTTCTATTTTATCTTCTTCATCTCTGTTGTCCGTGTACTGTGGGTTAAGATTGAATGAAATAGTTCCATTTAATTCAAAGTCTCCTCCATCATCGAAAGTATTGTCGAATATTTTATCTCTTTTAGTTCTCATAATTATAGGCTGTGTATGTTTGAATTAGTAATTTCGTCGGTTTCAGTAAGTCTCATAAAATTATAATTAATTCCTAATTTACATTTAGATCCTCTACCTTCACCGTCTCGTATTTTCAATATTTTAAGCCAGTATTCATAACTGGCTCTCATCATATCGTCTTGTATAATACCAAGCATGATATCTGCAGTATGTGATAGACCTGCAGATTCTGCAACGTCATTCATTGTAATATCGCTTGAATTATAACCGTTTCTTGTAATTTGTGTTGCTGTTACTATTAACCATCCGTTTCTTACACCCATTGCTCTAAGATCTTCTGCAATCTGCTTGATCTTCATATACGTGTTTTCAGAGTTAGGATTTCTAAAATTAGAAAGAATATTAATATAGTCAATAACTATTGCACCTAATTTTATTTTTCTTTCTTCTTCAATTTGCTTCAAGTATGCTTCAATATCAGGAACTGTCGCCTGTGATGTTGGCATTTGCTTTACGAATAATTGTCCAGGAGGAGTGAAACCATCTCCTACTGTTTCTAATTTTCTTTTAATTAAATCAGAATTTTTAGATTTTTCTTCATATTCTGAAATGTTTATGCTTAATAAATTAGAACCTATTCTTTTCATAAATTTAATGGCTGACATTTCCGCGGTAATCACAGCTGTGTTTGTTCCCATTTTTACAAAATTAGCTGCATCATTGGCAAGGTAAATTGATTTACCGATGTTTTGTTCACCTACATAAACTACTAAAGAACCATCTTTATCATAGCCACCATTCAGCGCTCGATCTAAAAAGTTATATCCAGTAGATACTTTAACCGCGTCTTCGAAGGAGTGGTCCTCCGGTTTAAAGAAGTCTAATCCTAGGTCAGAGTTAAATACGATAGAGTTTCTATCATTAATTAAAGTTTTAACCTTAGAGATGATCGAGTCTGCATTATCGGGTGTTACTTCAGTCGTTTTAATATACTCAATGGTATCGATAAGAGTATTATCAAAGTTACGCCATTTAATCCATGCTTCGGCCGTAGAGGTTAACCATTCTTCGTCATATTGATCTAAGTCTACGTTATATACAATATCTATAATAGACTCTTCAACCTTTCCTGCTAACTTGTCATTTTTAATAAGTAATTTCATTTGCTCACTGGAAGGAGTTTCATGGAATTTATCATGGAACTTAGTGGCAAGGAAGTGTATTAAATCAATATCTTCAGAGGTATAAAAACCTCTTTTAATATTTGATAAGTATTTAGGCTTTTGTAAAGATAACTTGAAGAATATTTTTTCAAAATCAGGTCCGAATTTCATATGGTTTTTTTATTATATAGGTTATATAAGATAATTTGAATTAGTTTAAAACCTATTGTTCTGATGCAAAATGACCATTAACATTTGACCATGGTTCATTTTCCCATAAATTAAAAGCCATTGCTCTTCTTGTTCCAGTTAAAACTTTATCTACCCTATGTGGTACGTGGCCTGCGTCAAATATTATTAATCTATTCGGTCTGCATAATATAGTGTCCGATGGCTTATCTTCTCCTTCTGTAAATATATTAAGTGCTCCTCCTGTGAATTCGGACCCAGCTGGGTAATAAACACATCCAATTGTAGGAGACATTCGATTCCCAGTAGCCTGTCTATATTCTACATCATCGTCATAGTGCATTTCTAAATAATCTCTAAATTTACCATTTGGATCTGCCTCTTGAACTCCTGTCCAATATTCAAAACCATTAATATCATATATGTTACTTAATGGATAATTGTGTCTCCATACATTTTCTATGATTCTCTTCTTAACTGAAGATTCTGCATTGTCATTTTCCCACCATCCTTTCCAGTAGTAATATACGCCTGGGTCTTGGAAAAATGTTTCATCGTTAGCTATGTCTTTTAATAGCTTTTCGTCTTTAATAAAATTGTCAAATACTGTTATCATTGGAATGGGTTTATTTTTATAGAATAGGCTTCTTTGCCTTCAGTAGAATTTGTTTGTTCGATTAATCCCATAGTAAGAGCTTCATCTAATCCTAAATCTACGTTTTCTTCTTTTCCTTTTGCAAAATACATATTAAGAGCGTGTTTAGTAAATGACGCCTTTTGCCTTTCAGGCTGCCTCACTGCTCTGGTTATAAATATGTGCATAATGTCTAATGCACCTGGAAAGGAATCCAATTCTTCTTGAATTCCTAAAATATATTTAATAGGAAGCTTATTTTCGTCTATTTTATTTATATTCAGTTTCATTATGCTTCGGTATCTTCTAACATTTCTTCAACATCAATGTCAGCTATTTCAGAGTTATAGTTAAATATAGGCTCTATGTGTTTTTCTATTTTTTCTAATACTGTCTGTGTAAATACTCTTTCAGAGAAGAAATCTTTGTTTGAAACAACTGTATCGAGGTGATCGCATATCCATGTTCTGGAAGTTGCCTTTGGAATCTTTTCTCCTTTTACAATATTTCCTCTGGTGATTCCACAAATATCCCATGTTGCATATTGTTCTAATCCAACATAAGGGTTCATACCTTCCGTGAAATTCAAGTGAAACTTGATAGGATGGGGTTTTGCAAATCTATTTTTATCAGGCTTAGCGGTAACAATAATACCGACCTTTTCTGCACCATCCTTTAATTGAGCTTTATTTAACATTAATACAATTGATGCTGCGTATGCAGGTCCAGTTCCTCCACCTGCTATTTGCATAGGTATGAAGGACTGTGATTGATATGTGTGATTTGTAAATAAAAATGGAATTTTAAGATCTGCCAAGGGTGTCATTATAATTCTAAATATAGATTTAAGAACTTTCGATCTTGTCATATCTGATTTATCAGAACCACTTGCCGCATCTGCTATTTCCTTTGCTGTTGCGAGATTACCAGCAGAATCTAAAATAATCATGACCTTTGGTACTGTTCCTCCTTCTCGTTTAGCATCCTGCATTTTCTTAGTAATCGTAGTTACCGAAGTTCTAAAATCCTGAACAGTGTTCGTAGGTTGGTAATTTACCTTAGAAGTGTCAATTCCAAACTTTTCCATCTGTTCTTTATCGACAGCGGCTTCAGAATCATAATAAATTACGCTATATCCTTTTGAAATTGCCTCTCTTACTGTGTTTAACATTAAAAAAGTTTTACCTGTTCCCGAAGGACCGGCAATGGAACAAGATCTATTGTTTGGCCATCCTCTGAATAATGAACCCGATACACACGCATTCAGGTGATAATTACCAGTATGAATCCAATCTGTTACTTTTGAAAAGTTTGAGGTTTCCATTATGGAACCTAGTGGATTTAAATCGGCTAATTGCTTATTTAAATCGTCGAATGTAAAGTCTTTATTTTTTGCCATTTTTAAATATGTTTTTTTCTTGTTTTCTTAGTGTTTCAAGTTCTTTAATAAGAACATCGGATTCTTTCTTTATAGAATCCATTTTTTCTTGAAGAGAAACTAGTCTATTATATAGTGTTTTGTATTTTACAACAAATTCGTTCTGTTCTTCTGTAAGATTAGTTGGATCTAGCATCTTTCTTTCTTTCTTTTATTTCGTCAAAGATACTAATTTGATTAGTGTCTTGTATAATTTCTTTTTCTTTAAAAATTAAGGGCCAAACCATTTTTCTTAGCTTATCTCCTAATTCGTAATTATTAGGAGTTTGTTCAACCATTTCTATTATTTTACCTTTAAAATCCATTTTGTTTATTTTTAGAATAATGATGACGAATATATTAAGTTCCTGTTTAGCCTTTGAAGACCCACGGAAGACAACACTCTATTGATAGGATCTATTACAGATTTTTCAAATTGTGTTTCATAATCAACAGTGGGGGCAATTTCGTAAGGATGTGCCCCTGGCTGATATGCATACATTTCGCATGTATTATGTTTACAATGATATAATTTTAGCTTTTCGCCATTACCAATCATCTTGTATTTGTTTTTGTATTTTGGATTCTGATTCATTAAGAAGTTATAAAATCCAGCTGCTTTAACATTCGGAGGACACTTTAAACCATACTGGAATTCTATAGTATCATCTACGATGTATTTTTCGATATTGTTAGTTCTTTTATTAAAGGCTATTTCGTCAACGTTAGACATCTTAAATTCTTTCTTTGATGTTTTCAAAAAAGAAACTAATCTACTTAACATCTCTGCAGTTGGCTTTTCAGATAAAATCAATTTAAGAGCTTCGGTCAAATGCTTTCTCGCCAATGTAGGAGTAGATGATTGAATAGTATCGAAACCGATTGTCTTAATCTTCTTAAGAGAGGGGTATCTGTCGTCTATTTCAAGCTTATCTTCCCATGCAATGTCTTGTAAATATTTCTTTTTAGCTAACCATATTCCTGAATATGCAATTGTTTCTAAATCAAAGTATAAGAAGTTGTCAGTATTCGTAACTTCAGCATACTTTGCCATACATTTTGTAATATAGTCTTTGATTCTGAACGTATACAATTCCATAATAAACTTATCAATTGGTAGTTTATTATCTCCTAGCCATTCGATAGATTCATACATTTCTTCGAACTGAACGTAACATGAATCAGTATCAATATAAACTACGGACGGTCTTACTAATTTATTCTTAATAGAAATATTAAAGTGTTCATGGACCACTTTATCTTTAGGCCAAAACTCTTGAAAATATTTATTAAGAATCTTTTCAGAATATAGAATTGCGTTCTGTCCTTGTAATGTAATAGATTCTGCAATGTCTATATTAAAAAAGTGAAACCACTTATTACCAAATGCACCATAAATCGAGTTAAGAGTTACTTTAACAGCCTGTTCATACGCGGTAAACTTAGCGGACATCATTGAATAATGGTCCGCTAAGATTTGCATTTCATCCCTTGTAAGGTCGTCTTCGGGCTT